GTTATTTTCATCAAGAGATGTTGTATTAATTGGATCAGGCATTGGGCTCTCTGGTCTTGGAGGGTCTGGTTGGACACCATTAAGAGTAACTCTCCAATTTTTATCAGCTATTGCACGACATGCCGCATGGTCTTCATCAGTGAGGTCTCTACTAACACTAAAATTTATACTGCCCTTTTCACCTGGACTATTAATTGTCTCAGCAATATGTTGGAAGGAAGCAGTATCAAGATTACAATTCGTGAACATACCAGGGCCATTCAACAAACTAGATAAATTAGAAGAGAATGAGGTGAGATTGCCGCAATCAACGAACATATAATCACCATTCGTCAAACTAGACAAGTTAGAAGAGAATGAGGTGAGTTGATAACAATTCATGAACATTTCAGTACTAACAGTAAGAGCACTTAAATCTGATGTAAACGAGGTAAGAGGTGTTTCGCAAAACATACCGCTACCATCGATAAGACGTGGTAAATCAATATTCCAGCTCTCTAAATAAGTATATCCAAACATACTGTTACCATTCGTCAAACTAGCAAGATCGGAATTAAAGGAACTTAATTCAGAGGAGTTAAACATTGAGTAACCATCTGTAAGACGAGGTAAATCAATATTCCAGCTCTCTAAATAAGTATTTTCAAACATACTTGAACCATCAGACAAATTAGGTAAATTAGAGTCAAATGATTTCAAATTCATACATTGATAAAACATGTTGTTACCCATTTCAAGATTCGATAGATCTCCTTTAAAACCTTCCAGATTGTAACAAGCCATAAACATCCATGTGCCATCTTTAAGCGAGCTTAAATTCGAATTAAATGTAGTTAATGGATAATTCTTAGGCTCACCTTGTATAAAATCATAATTAAGATACAATCCATCACTAGTTGATAGTATATCCATATTAAATTTAGAACCAGTTTCAATTCTATTAGTGTTAAACTCACCAATTACATTATCATCAGCATCGTAAAGGACATTATCAATTACTTTAGTGGCAGAACGGAACATTGTCTTAGTTTCTTCGTCCATGTCTTCAAAACGGATAAGAACAAGCTCTTCTTCTCCATTAGCAGGAGAATATTTGACAGTGAAATACTTAGAGCGAGGTCCGCGGTTAATCGTCATTATGCCTTCAGTAAATGGTAGCTCAATGTCTGTATAATCATAATTGATAATAGTAGTTTTGGAATCATTGACAGTCAATGCTTTAGTATCGACAAAACCAACGAGTTTACCTTCTTTATAGACAAAGTTACCAATAAGAGCATCTCCGTCTGGCCATTTAACGTCAACGCCATCTGGAATTTGGACCTTTATATTACCCAAATTTCCATCAGTATTGGGCCAAATTGAATTTTGTAAAGTTGTTGTCATAAATTAGTTTCTTTCTATTGGTTTGATGTTAAAGTGCTCAATGGCTTCTTCAAGGGAATTGAATTGAGTATAACCTTCTGTGGATCCGGTTGTCATATGGAACCAACGAAGTCTGTATTTCTTGGAACCGTCTTCTGAAGTATAATCAGCGTATTTTTCCTCTTCTTCAAGTTTAGCAAAAACTGGGAGAGTATTTCCAGAAGGTCTTCTCAATCCATATGTACTTGTAGGTCTACCCATCAATTGAATATCAACTTCCCATCCCGTAGCATCAACAGCTGCCTCGAAAGATTCTATATCATTATAACCTGATTCTTGAAAAAAGAGGCTTACATCTTCCTCTGTCTCATCATAACCAATACCAATACTAATAGTTGATGAAGCTGAATCTGTATTAATCGTATCAATGATGTTTCTGAAAGAAGGACCGTCAAGTCTGCAAGCATAGAACATACTATCACCATTCGTCAAACTAGATAAGTTAGAAGAAAATGAAGTAAGATTATTACAACCGGTGAACATACCCTTACCATTCGTCAAACTAGATAAGTCAGAGGAGAATGAGGTAAGATTAAGACAGAAAATGAACATATTAACACCATTTGTCAAACTAGATAAGTTAGAGTCAAATTCAGAAAGAATAAAGCCTCGTATGGATTGGCTAAGCTCGCTACCAGAAAAGTCTACATTGCAGAATAACCCATCATATATTTCCAACTCATCATCATCTATACCTCCAACTTCAAGCTTGGAAGTATCCCAAGTACCGATTAAATTATCATTAGCATCATAGAGTTTATTATCTACTACTCTCTTAGCAGTACGAACGGTATTGATAGTTTCTTGCTCAGCAGTACTAAAGTCAATGATAACAAAATCAAAAGTCTCGTCATCACCAGTGCTAACTGCCCATCTAAATTTCTTAACAGTGGCATTAGGAGCATTTACCGTTAACTTACCTTCAGAAATAGAAGAGAAATCTGCTTCAATATGAGAATAATTCATAGTAGTTGTTGCAGTACCAGAAACTGTAAGTGCTTTAGTATCAACAAAACCTACTAATTCATCATTTTGATAAACAAATGGTGAAATTAATTTATCACCATCGGGCCAGGTAATAGTAGAAATATCTACCTTATTAGTACCTAATGTATAAAATGTTACATATCCCTCGGAGTCTAATTTTAATCCATTTGGCCAAATGGAATTAGGAGGGGTTTCAATTGAGTTTGCCATATAAAATATTTAAAAAAATTACCAACTTAATTCTTGCCATCCCATCAATTCTAGCTCTTCTCTGGAAGCATTTAATAAATCTTCGTCAAATGGTCCACCCATATGTAAATTAAAACGGGTTTTAGAGAATAAAATTGCAGGTATATGAGGATAATGCTCAATATCTTTATGCATATTTTCCGATTTGAAATTTTTATCAATTTCATACTGGAATTTGTTATAAACCTTAAGTGGCATTCTTTGAATATTATATTCCTCGACTATAAAATATTCCTCAACTAAGTTACGATGAAGTACATTTAACGCCCAAACAGTTGCCATTATAATATCGTCATGATGACCTCTTTCGGCTTGCCATACATTATTAGTCTTTTTAACAAAATGCGCCAATTCTTCAGAAAAACGACGATCATGAATTTTTACTGACCAATTGTTGCATAACCAAGTTTTCATGTTAACTACCGCAGGAGCTTTTACATTATTAGTAGATATAATACCCGGGCGGAAGTTTTTAGAAGAAGATTTAGCAGTTCCGAAATTTACAAAATGAGGATAATTGTGATCATAATACAAACGATTACAAATATCAACTCCTGTATTATTACGTTCTACTGATAAAACTGGATTACCATACATCTTCGCAATATCAGCAATTAAAATTGTAAAATCAGTCGGATCAATTAGATTGGAATGATACATTGCAACTTGCTCAATATTGTTCAAATCTGTAATATCAAATATTTGAATAACTGAAGCGTCTTTACCGAGACCTTCCGCCACATCAACTCCCATTGTATAAACTCGATTAGTTTCAGGTAATCTCCAAATATTAAAATTACCTTCATATAATGTTTGTATAGGTTCTTTAATATCAAGTTTTAACTGTTCAAATACTCTAATAGGGAATGCTGAATTAGAAGAGCCTAAGAAGCGACACTCATACTCTTGCTCAAATCTGTCGACGTCGCCATTAAGTTCAGTTTCGATAACATTTTTCTTCCATTTTGCATCACGACCGGGAATATCAGACCAAATAACCTTCTCTGTTTTAAAGTTATTTTTACCCTGCTCAGATCGGGAATATAGCTCATAAAAAATATTATCGGTTCCATTAGGAGTAGAAGAAACAAACATTTTGGCATCTGGCGCCATAATAAGTGTCGGCGTAACTGCTGTCCAGAAATCTCGCGCAATTGAATCTTCTACGAAGGCAAACTCGTCAAGAATAATACATGATGCGGACTGACCACGAATCGCATTTGCTGATGTTGGTGAAGTTAAAATACGTGAGCCATTAGCAAATTTGGCAGATAAATCATTCCATTCATTATCAACTGGCTCCTTAACCCAGTTAGGAAGCTCAGAATATGCTAATTTAATACGAGAAAATATTTCCTTAGCCATCTTTTCTTTGTGAGCAAGAATAATAATAAGTTGGTCAGGATGGAAGTTTGCCAACCATAAAGCATAAATTGTCATTAAAGTTGTCTTTCCGAGATTGTCTTCCCCATAACATCAATAATCGATTATTATCTTGCATCGATTTTAATGTACGAGTTTGGTATTCACGTAATTTAATACATTCACGCTGGCGATTACCATTAATAATAGTAAAAAACGTAGAAGCGAAATAATGAATATCTTCTTTAGACCTGGCGAGAGCTGCGATCATCTCTGGAGTCCATTCATATTCTGATTCAACTGTTGGTAATGAACGATTATTCAAATAATATTGCTCATTAACTTCAATTTCCTTACCAAAAACAGTCTCAACTCTTTTATTAGACTTTCTAGCCATTGGCTCTATTTATAATAAATAGTTTAGATGTCTGCGAGCCCATTAGGAACATTTTTATCCAAATTTGATGATTGGCGTTTTTGTCCACCTAGCGACCATCTATGGACAATTAGTTTCGCACTTTATCCTCGTAATACTAAAAATATTAGTGATAATTCATTTGCTGCCCTTTATAATAATATTATTAATGTTAATACTAGACATTATACTTCATTTAGCTCTAAATGGAAAATAGAAACTCCAAATAATATTAATTCATATATTGCTAAGTCACAAGATTCTTCGATTGGCTTTTTCTTAGCAACTGATGTTAGTTTCAATACTAATTCGACTAATATTAATGAAGGATTAGGAAATAATGTAAGTTACACAGGTTGGATTAATCATGGTAAAATTCAAACAGGCCGCAATCAAAATCACAATATAAAAATTACTTTTAATAAAACCAATTGGGATATAAATGAAATATTTTTTGACCGTTGGATAGCAGCCATTGGTCAACAAGGTCTAATCGAGGATGATAGCCTATTAAACTTAAAGGCAAATATAACTATAAGAGAATATGCATGTGGAGCACCGGGTAATACTTCAGGTGTTTGGATTCCAAGAAAACAAATTAATATTATACGAGCATTTCCTACATCACGTCAAGAGGCAAAATATTCTTATGATGATAAAGAAGCAGGTATATTAAAATCAGAAACGGTTTCATTCATATTTGATGACTATCAAATACGTTATTTTGAAGCTGCTAATATTGGCGGTACACCGGGATATATAGAGGGTACAACTTCTGTCGGTACTTCAGAAGTCGGTCCAGATTATACATTGGATGATATATATCGATTGAAGCCTGAATATAGAAACTATAAATAATTTTGCAAAATGAGTGACGAATGTAACACAAAGGTTTATAGTATGTTAGTTGATGAAACAACTGGCTCTATTATAAAAACATATGATGATTCTAAGGTAATTCATGCCGAGCATTCAAATGTTATCAATAACCCCATAGATAAGAAAAACGCTGTTTGTGAAATTACACCAATCCAAGCTTATATGTCTACAAATCTTAATAACAAGATTAAGACATATGAAGATATTGCTACTCGCATTCTTAATATGCTTGGCTATCCTTCAGTAGGTGTTACTGATTTGCATAGAGACCAGATTTTTGAAGCCATATCTATTGCAGTAGAAACTTATATGCAATATTGTGGCTATACTGATGAGCTTCTTGTTTTTGACTCTCGTCTCTATGAAGAAAATAAAGGTATTCGTATTGACCAACTTTATACTATCGCTTCTATAGAAGCTACCCATGATAAGGGTGGCATTCAGAGAGCAATAGACCGCGGACCGGACCACAATCTTAAATCTAACAGAGATGTTTATGTAACTAAAGTACCAATTCCTGCAATTGATTATTACATTTCTGAAAAGGAATTTGATTTCCTTGCTGGCAACTGTAAAGATGCAGATAAAGAATTACTTTGTCATCTTAAAGACATTTCCCGTCGTCACCCTGATGGTATTGAAGAATTATCTATTATTACAGGGATGCTTTACGAATATCTTATTCTCCGTCGCGGATATAATAAAGAACAATTTAAGAAGTCTAAAGATAAAGTTGTAACAGAAGGCGGTGAAAAACTTAATATCTATTGGGAAGATTCTGAACTTGGTAGACAGCGCGATGAGCTTCATTATGCTAAGATGTATGATTATGATGTAATGGATTATCGTAAAGTAATTTCCGTATATGATTTCCAAGAAGGTTCATCATCTGCTATGTCATCTCTCTTTGCATTCGAAACTGCAATGGCTGCCACCACATATTATAACTATCAATTCTCAATGCGTGGTTTTGACCTTACTTCATGGACCGCAATGAATATGTGGAGAAAAGACCGTGATAAGCTTCTCGCAACTAAGCATTCTTGGCACTTTGACCCTCATACACAATATTTCACGTTATCTCCACAACCTCGTAAAGACCGTGAACGTTTCTTCGGAGTACTTCATTGTTATGTAGAAGAACCCCTTAGAAATGTTATTAAGTCTCCATGGGTATGGCGTTATGCACTTGCTCTTTGCAAGATTATGGTAGGACGGAGCACGAAGTAAATGGGGCTCGATCACAATGCTTGGGGGTGGTACCTTAGAAGGGTCCGCAATGTTACAAGCAGGCGAAGCTGAAAAGAAAGAGCTTGAGCAACAACTTATAGAAAAAAGAGGATTTGGGGAAGCAGAGCCTCCAGTATTTTTCATAGGATAATTTTATGTCTCTTACATACAACACAGATATTCCTAAGAATACAATGACAAATTATGCAGAAGCCTTCCCGGGCTCTGTAACTTGTCCTAAAAATACTAATATTGCAGAAAACCTTGCAATGCAGGGTGATCAAGTAGTAATGGATAATAATATTAAGTCATTTATTCTTGAACGCGGATATCCTGTATTATATTACCCTTATATTTTTGAAGTAGATAAAGCTGAGCATTTATTCGGTGAGCACTCAGGTGCTGGCTATGGCGTACCGTTTAAAACTTATGCTTATATAACTATTGAAGACCAACCTTCTTGGTTTGCAGCACAAGGCATTGATACTGATGAAACTGCGACTATTTGGATTCATATTAAACTTTGGAAAGATACTGTAAAGGAATATCTTCAAGATCCAGAATGCCCTCAATATAAAGATTATAGTAAAATTTATAATCTTAACTATGTTGAAGAAAGAGATGTCATAAGAGCTATCGAACCTAAAGTTAAAGACCTTATACAGCTTACAACATTCGGAGCTGATAGAGAGTTTGATAGAGGTAACAAAATTTTTGAAATCACCTCAAGAGAAGATGAGTTATTCTCTGAGAAAGATATGAACATTGCAATGGGTCACTACGTTTGGAAAGTGACCGCTAAGCGTTATCGTTATTCTCATGAATTAGGTATGTCTAATCAAGACCCGAATGGCAGAGATAACCCTTATATTGGTGTAGCAGGTGAAACCGGCAATCATATTGTTTCTGAAACTAAGTCAGTTTATCATATGTTCTTAGAAACAGAAGGTCTTATCGATGAAGAAAATAATGATATAGTATCTGAAGATAATCGCGAAATTAGTTTAGTTGACGGAATTTACACTACTAAAGTAGAACACACCAAAGTTTATAAGCATGATAATAATGAGGATAGTAAGAAAAACTTTGATTTAGATACTCGTATTAAGAATGTTTATAAGGACTACTCAAATACTATTCTCTCAAACGACTTATTCTAATCTAAATATAACCGATGGCAACGAATGTATCTGCTAATAATATGCTCAGTAGCTATGCCTTGTTTAATGCTACTGATATTAAACAATTCATTATCGATCAGTTAAAGGCGAATCCCAATAACCCATTTAAGGATGTAGATTATTTGGGGTCAAATATCAATGCTCTTATTGATATTATCGCTGTAATGCTTCAGCAGATACTTTTCTCATATAGTGTTAATTCTTCCGAAACTTCATTTTCGACTGCTATTCTTTATGAAAATATGTCAAAAATAGTAAGTTTATTAAATTATAAATCGGCGGGTAAACAAACATCAATTCTTCCCGTTCGTTTTACTATTACTAAAGACATGTTAGTAGATACTGATATTAATAAAATATCTATACCTAAGTTTCTTAACATAAATTACAACTATCAGTATACGCTTCTTAATGAAGAGCTCGTTCATATTCCCGAGGGACAAAATTCAGTTACAATTGATACAATTTTGTATCAAGGTAAAGTTAACGAATCTCAAATTTATATAGCAAATGGAGATGATTTTGAATTAATTATTCTTCCAGACCGATATATTCATAACCAAAATGATTCCTTTATAAGCGATAACTTCTTTACAGTTTATGTAGATGAAAACGGGGATGGCAATTGGACAGAATATTCTGAATCTGCTAGTTTATTTTTGGAAAATTCAGAAGCTCAAAAATATGAGCGCCGTTTTACTGAAGACTTTGGCTACGAATTTAAGTTTGGTAATGGAACATACGGTAAAAAATTAAAAAAGAATGCCCGCATTCTTATATATTACCTTATTTCAGATGGCGAAGTTGCACAAATTGGCAATGATATTTTAAATGGTACTAATTTTACTGTTTATACAACTAATAATTTTGAGCAAATTAAAGCTTCTGAAAACTTTAAAGCTCAGACAAATAATGTATATCTCGATTGGCTCTCTGTTAAAAATACGGGTCCATCGACTCCAATTTCTTACCCAGAATCTGTGTCTTCAATTCGTAAAAATGCCCCAAAGGCATTTGCATCGCAGGGCCGCCTTTATAGTCTTGGAGATTATAGTGCATTTATTGATAAGTATTTTTCATCATATTGTAAAGATACATATTTTTGTAAAAATGATGAATTTACCGCCGATTACTTAAAATATTATTATGATATAGGTATTGCAGCCCCGCAAAAGGATAGCAGATTGAATATTGCGCAGGTAGAGTTTATGACAGCTGTAAACTTTAATAACATTTATTGTTTTTTAGTTCCCGCAATTAATACAATTATTAATAACAAAATACCTAATTATCTTAATAGCTCATTAAAAAAGCAGATTGTTAATAAAGCAGCTCCACAAATGGGTACTACTCATAACTTAGTTGTTATTGACCCAATTTATAAAGCATTCACCTTTGGCTCTTATAATATAGATGATAATGATTTTAATGAATCTCAGTTTAACAATAAACTAGTTTTAATACGTAATAAAAATACCAAATACTCATATAGTTTTATTAAGAATTATTGTATCGATAGCTTAACCGCTTATTTTGCTACATTAAGTTTAGGTTCTACTATTAATACATCTGATATTACCCAAATTATTAACTCAGTTCCTGGTGTTAAAGAGTTTTATATAGAAGACGAAAATGGATATAAAGATAATAAGATAAATCTTTATATTTGGAATCCACTTTATTCTAACGAAGATAACAAAGTTATTTCTCAGCCATACCGCTGTAAGAATTTTGAATATCCTTATTTTTATGCTCTTGATGAGCTTATTAACAAAATTGAAGTAATTGATGCATGATATGAAAAGATCTAAAATTAATATCATTGTAGAAAATATCACCCTTAATTCTATTCATAATCCGGAAACTCCGCTCTTTAACCATGAATCTTGTTCTATTAAAGTTTCATTACCGTCTGGTTATGAAAAAACATTTCGTAAAGCTGTTCGTTGGGATTTCGGAGATGGTACTATAATAGAAGCGGCAAATGCTATACATTATTATAAAAATCCCGGAAAATATACGATAAAGTGTGCGTTATATAGTATTGATAGAACTATTAATGAAAATATAGTTGTTCCAGTTTCTTTATGTGTAAAAGAAACAATTCCTACTGAATTATCATTTTTAAATATTAATTCATGGAAGTCTGAGCAATTTATATCTAAGAATTGTAATTTAGGCAAACTTCAAATTACAATAGGAAATAATGTTATTTCAGAACCTAAAGTTTCTGCAATTAGGCGTTGGCCCAATGGTAAAAATGAATATTCGTATTTTGATATAAACAAAAATATATATTATCATTTTGAAAAATATTATAGTTTTCTTGAAGAAAATATATCTTATTCTATTGATGAAAATTATTCTCAATCTATTTTACAACCAGTAAATGAATATAGTCCTAGCTATATGCCGATTTATGGTAAGTTTATAAAAAATGGAGAACAACTTAAATTAGAAGCATATATTATTGCGTCTGAGTATAATGATATATATAATAATATAGATTTTAGACCATATGATCCAGCTTCAATGGATGGAAGTCGTATTAATACCTTTAAAATTATTCGTAAAAATAGTGTAAAGGAATTACCTCAGGATTGTACATTAATTGGTAAAATTGCAATTTTGGATATTTGGTATAAAAATGATAATATTTCCGAGAATAGTTTAATTTTTGAAATAGATAAAGATTCATTAAAATTTAAAGATGAACTTATTGCATCTGAATCATATCTTAATATACCGCCTATTGGTGTTACATTTAAAACAGTTGAACCGGATACTTATGTTAAAGGCTTGACATCCAATGGTATTTTTAGTAATATGGTATTAGTAGATAATAATATATTCATAGGAAAACATTTAAAACATAATTTTTATCAAAACTATACTATAGAGGGTTATTTGTCTAATTTTGTTAAAAATGATAATTTAAACAATAAAGAAAGCTATAATTTATTAAAATCAGATTCCATAAAAATAATTTCAGATGATAGTCAATTAAGCGGTGAAGGATGTAAAATTGTATCAATTTCTAATAATATTCCTTTATATTTGAAGTGCTTTAACTTTACGCCAATTAATGACTATTTTACATTAAGCATTAATGACGATGTTTTTTATAAACATGAAAAAATAGTCAATATGGAGTTACTTACATTACCTTCAGAAAAGCTTATTTCACAAGAAATAGATACTTTATTAGACGTTTATATGCAGCACCCAATGTATGAAAATGCATATAACCTTAAAGAATTCTTATATAATATATTCTCTAATAAAAAAATTCTTACATATATAACCTCAAAGGGCCAAAATTTCTTTAATGATAATACTAATTATTTGACATGCTATCTTGATAAATTTTTATCAATTTTAGATATGTTAAATGAATCGGTAAAACGTTATGATATTAATTCATTTGATAAAATAAATGATTTAAGAGAGATGACACGTATCATGACAATGAATTATACTACGTTATTTGGAAATATTCTCACAAATGACTACGATATTAAAATTACCCATGCATCTACCGGTATAAATGTCGGAGATAAGCTTGATATTTCTGATACGATTTATTGTGATTTTGAATATAATATCATTGGTATTAGAAGAGGAGCTAATGTTTATCCTTTAAAACTTAAAACTCCTTATATTATTGTCAAAGATGATTTTACATTTAAAACATGTTTGAATAATTTTGTAAAAGCAGAAACTTATACTATTGAATTATTCGAAGACCAGAACGAAGAATGGAAAAATAATAATACTGATTTTATTAATCAGGTAAAATATTCATATAAATTTAATGATTACTCTTATAAATGGGGTTGGGGGTTAAATCTTCCTGATGAAACAAATAATATTAATAATAAAGAAGATATTATTGATTCTTATTATAGTTTTTATCTCTTTAATCCGATAATTAAAACATCTAGGTCTTATAACTTTATAGAAGAATCTACAATTCCTAAAAGTAAAGAAGACCCAGATAAACAAATAACAGTCAAAGAATGGGAAGAAGATTTCGGATTTACATATGACTGCCTTATGAAGATCCTTACATATAATCTTATGCTTAGATAAAGTCCTTAAATAAAACTAATATGGCGGTTTTTTTGAAGAGTCTTTATTCAATTATCAATAATAAATTAGATGCCAAAGATAATGAAAGAGCATTTACCTTTATTGAATTTATTAAAGAGTTCGGTTTTGATAATTCTTCCAGCTCATTTTTAAATCAATATAAAGAATATTTGTCTCTTTGGTCAAAACAAAAAGAGGCTGCTTCTAATATATCAGATAAAGAGTTTATTAAAAATTCATTAGTTGATACCTTAAAATCAATTGTTCTTACATATTCATCATATGAGGAACAGGATTTTATTGCAAATATTGATTGGAATAATGATATGCATAAAAAAGCTATTATTCCATTTTTTGCAGAAAAAATTAAAAATATATGCGATTTTTATAAAACTAAGCGTCAAGAAACCCATCTTATTATTAATAAAAATAGCTTTAAGGGGTCTAAAGTTTCTTTGGAACAAATTATCTATGATAAAATTCTTGATTTTTATTTTGATAATAGAAATTTAAAACCGCAAATAGCTCATCTTCAAAATAATCTCTCTATAACAATTGAACAATATATTGACATTTATTCTGATTATTTTGATATACCACGTCATAAAAAATGTACAGATAAATCTCGTGCTAAATTAATCGAAGCAAATATTAATAATGTAAATTATGAAGATTATATTAAATTAGCAAAAGCAATTTCTGAAATACTTTATTCAGGTGAGGTTTATCTTGAAGAAATACCACTAATTGCACAAGTAGGTTTAGATCTAAGTCAACAATGTGCGGGCGATGTTGAAACCTTACGCGATACTTTATTAAATCAAGCAACTATAAATCAAGTAAGTTTAAATGACCAGGTAAATTTACGCAGAAGATTATATCAAAAATATCTAGGTTGTGATCTTTATTACATTTATTGTAATACAAAAAATGATGTATATATTGATTTATTAACAAAAGCCGATAATCCTTCTGGTAATCTTCTTAATTGTGGAAATGCCGATACTGCTGTTATAGAATCTGATAATATAAAACTTGCATCAAATATTGGTTTATTTTTTAAACCAGATAAAACTGGTATTCTTAAAGTAAATGCTGATAACTTTAGCTGGGAAATTGATAAATCTAAATTAACAGAAGATACATTTTATGTATTTCCTGATCCAAATAAACATGGTGATATAGGTAATAATAAAAGTTTAGATTATCCTCTTGTTTATGAATATAAGTTAGATTCTTATATTAAAAATTTGTCATCAGGTTATGCTAAAAACGACCCACTTGCATATATTTCCGCAACAACTTGGAATACATATTATAGCACACAAGATCGAGATTTTATTTTAGATAAAAACAAAGAATATAATTATTCATTTACCAGCCTTGCTAATAAAGGTATTATCACTGATTATCAAAAAGATATTTTTGGTAATGAATATGGATTATTTAAATCTTATAGAGAAGATAATAATAATATATATGTTCCTGTTAAATTTAATTTGCCTGAAATATCATACGAGCAAGGGGGTTCTTCTAAAGATTTAGCAGAAAACGGAATTCGTAATATTCTCTTTAATGGAGGTTATTTTTCAGATCCTCGTGTTTCGTCTGGTAATGTTGTATTTCCTCATAATGAATCTCTTCGTTTAGCTTCTGATTATATATGGACAACTCTAAAACTTAAATGCACCGGTTTTAATGTACCAGATAGTGTTATTAATATTAAAGGTAATACTATTAACCTTGGAAATTTTAGTGATATTGAAACAGTACAATATAATGACCATTTTGGTGATATCCCTTCTATTAGCTCATCTTTGGTACGTAATAAAGTTTATACAACAGAAATAATATTTGATAATTTTTCATCGCAACTTGAAACATTAACTGGTAAAAATATTATAAAAGAAGATAAAGCTTATTATGATATTAATAATGAAGCAGGTATATTATATATTAAAGAGCCCGGTAAATACCCATTTATTTTTGATAAAAAGAATATAAAACATTATGCACTTAGCGGCAATATTCTTCTTATAGAGATGGAAAATGAAATAATATTTTATGAATTATCGTATTCTAATGGTTTAACATATAATGAAATTGATTCATTAAAATTCTCAGATAATGAAATATATAAAATTCTTTATAATGAATCAGAAGAATCATTTATTATCGCTGTAATTAATCAAATAATGTTAAATGAAACTTTATATTCAGGAGTATCATTTAAATTACACCGTTTTAGCTTGAATAATAAGTATATTGAAAAAGATTTAATTGATACTGAAAACGATATTTCTACTAATGATTATAATATAGATAAAGATAATTTTGAATATATTACAGCACACGGACCAATAGAAGATATAATTTTTTCATATAATAATGAGTTAGATACTTATATTTTAGCTTACCTTCTTAATAATAATTCCAAATGTTTTATATATCAACATCAATTTAGAATCTTTAATAAGTCTCGTTTTTACAATACATTAAAGAGCGATGTAATTTATACATTTGATGATTATACAGATGATAATTTTAAATATAACTTCTTAATAAATCATAATATTAATACTCCTATCAACAATTCAATAACATTTTTTGTAGAAAACAATGGCTAATATTGACCTTAACAAATTATTTGCTCATAAACAATCAATCGTATCAACGGTAGATAGTGATATCATATTAAATAAGCCTAAAAAAGTAGATGAAATTTATTCAGATTTAAAATTAGATTTAAATCCTATAGAATATCTAAGCGATTCTATTAATTCTAAAAAAACAAATAACGATATCGAAAAAATAATAAATGAAGAATCTATTTTAACGTCATTACGCAATATAATGTGTACTAAATTTTATTCTCGCTTATTAAACCCCGAGTTAAACTTTGATTTAAGAAGTTATTTGTTTGAAGAATTAACAGAAGCCAAAGCATTTTTCATTGGATATGATATTTCAACATATCTTCCAATTTATGAACCGCGAATATCTATAAAAAGTATTAAAGTTATAGCATATTATCAAAATGATACATATCTCATAAATTTAGAAATATATATTCCTAGTATTAATAAATCATTAAAATTGTCTTCTATTTTAAATTCCGATGGCTTTAGTTTTAATTAATTATGAGTTTAAATTTTAATAATTATTTGAATGCATTAAATTCGTTTTATCAAGAAGCGGCTAATTGGTCATATAGTGGAGCCACTTCTAAAAAACAAGATAATTCTTCTTTAAAGAAAAAGGCAAAAGCTCTTCAAAAAGAAATAAAAAATTTACCACCTGATATGGTAAGACCTCAGGTGGTAAAACATATAGAAAAAGCTTTATCGCTTTAAATTGACTTCATAAGCTTATACAAACAAGCAAATGCATTAATTTCAGGATCAATAATCTCTTCAAACTTATAAAGATAATCCGCAATAATTATTGTCCAATTAGGTTTAACGTCATCATCCACCAAATCTGAATCAACGATAAGATGATAAAAATCTGAAATCATACTTGCATAATCATTATTAAACAAATTTTCGTTGTTAATGATATATGAGCGAAGAGCTCCATGATTTTTTTCAAGTACCAAATCAAGAACATGCTTGATAAAGTATGAATCAACATTATAATCCTTCAACTTAAGTACACCATCAAAAACGCAAGATTGAAGGTTCTTGATAATTGAACGCATATCAGGATAGAAACGTTCAATAAGAGCCTTCAATTTGGGAAGCTCGACTGATTGATTTACCTTAACCTGCTCACTGGCAAGAATATGAAATACACGACGAATTACGCCATCCTTAGGAGGAGTAATATCAATCAACTTACAACGAGAACGGATTGCATCATGAATTCGATTCTTGTTATTTGCCGTAATAATAAATCTGGTATTTTCAGATACTTCCTCCATCAAAGCTCGAAGAATACGCTGGGCCTGTGCATTTGCAAAACCATCAGCCTCATCGAGAATCACAATCTTAAACTTACCATTAGAAGAAAGTGTACGTGAGAAATTAGAAATCTTAGTTCTTACAACTTCAACATTATTCTCATCGGATGCATTCACATAAAGTGTATCACACTGAAAAATATTGTAAGCAAGAAGTTTAGCAAGAGAAGTCTTACCCTGCCCGGGTCGTGAACACAGGAAAATATTATCAATAATATCCTCATTGATATATTTCATAATAAGAGAACGTGCTTCTTCACTAAGCACAATATCCTCAAGAGTTTGCGGACGATATTTTTCAGTCCAATCTGAATATATTTGATTAAGCATATAAACTTATTAATCTAGTTCTGTTTATAAAAATAGTCATTGAAGTAAATATATTATATCATGGCAGTAAATCAGACAATTGGTAAATTTATTCAAGTCGCTAGTGAGCGTGATTTTGCCCGCGACAATTCATTCCGTATTATGCAGCTTAGCTGCCGTAATTTAACATTAACTGAAGATGATTTAATATATGCTAAAGGTGGTAAAATCCCTGGCCGCGAGACTCCAGTTGGTACTAATGTAAAATATCTCGGCATGACTTTGCCTTATACCGCAGCTACAGTTAAGTATCCTGGTAATGATGATTATTCAATTACTTTCTATCTTGATAAAGATTCAGAAATTGCTCATAAATTTGAACGAGCTTCACGTCAAGCATTTAATGACCTTTCCTCTACTGGTGATTGGCGTTTCCCAAATATTCATGATATTTTAACAGTTGCTCTTTTAGATATCAATAATGAAGTTATTGAATATATTACATTTTATGGAGTAAGCTTTATCAGATTTGATGATTTTGACTTCAAAATTACAGACGCTACAGGTGAGGCACTTGAGATTACGGCGCATATCTCTTATCTATATTATAAGAGAACCCATGGTTCTGATACTGTTTTTGCTGGTGTATAAAATTTATCTTTACTTCTTTTAATATTAAAAAACGGTCTGATTTTTCAGACCGTTTTTTTAATTTTTGTAAAATAAAAATCCCGTTAAGTTTTTAACGGGAAAAATACAAATAGAAAGAAAATAGAAAATTTATTTTAACCAGCCATTCCGGAATTAGCAGGCATTAATTCATCTTCAGAAAAAATACCGGTCTCAATAAATGCAATAACAGTATTATTAAAATAATTTGCAAATGTATCAAAAGCATATTCTTCGCCCAATTTGCTAATAAGAGGCATAATCCATTTTTGGATAGTAGGATCTTCAAATGCTTCAATTTGAGCATCTTGATTATTGGGGCAAGCTAGAGAAGGATCCTCATTTATCATTTCTTGAAGACGGAGACGAACTTTGCTCCATCTATGTGCACTCATTGCTGACATAACTTAATTATTATATTCAAATCCAAAATCTTCAGTAGAAAGGCCATAGACATTACGATAAGACTCTATCAATCCTCTCATAAGAGTACGTTGACGATTAGAGCAACGACAATCAGTATTCACATGAAGAAGTGCTTCACAAAGATAGCGATTTACATTTTTATTATAGTGATTAGAATAAACACCAGTAGATTCCCAACAAACTACCTCAGAAATTGCCTTATCAAAGGCATTAACACAATTTTGCAAACCGCATTCGAGAAGATAATTTCTCATTTCAGAGATAACTGCCTGGCCTTTTTCATTGAATGAATTATGCAACATATGACTTTATTATTTATCAATAAAAATTAATTTTATAAATTGAGATAATTTAAAGAATACTAGAAAATTAGAAAATCTGGCTCATAATTAAAATTTTTATCTTTAATAATATCATTTTTAATATAACATTTGAAAAAATATTTGTCTGGAATATTATAAATTGATGAAAATAACAAATAGATATAATCTTTATCAGAAATATTAAAATTATTAAGTTTCTCTATTATATTATAATACTCTGAATTTTGTATTTCAATAGGTGTATTTAAAAAATAAATATTATCAGGATTCATTTTCTGTTTGATTTTCAGATTTATTTTCTGTTTGCTCTTCAAATTGGGGTCCTTGCCTTTTTATATATCGAGCATAAGAACATTCAGCGCAGTGCCAACCCTTTTGTTGTACAAGTGGACATTGGTTTTTAGTTAAACCGCGTGAACATAAAATAACGTATGTTTTACCTTTTTTCATCATAAAAATACTATTTTATATAAGATCAGTTAAAGCAGGATTATTTATTATTGAGGTATTTCCGGATTTAGAATTTTCATTCTGCTTCTCTTTATCTTTTATAAAATTTTTATAAAGAATCATTGTCTCAACAGGAGTCATATCTAATAAGGATTGCCAATCTACTCTTATATAGTGTGACATAAGATATAACATATTATAAAAATTTTCTAATGTATCTTTATAAATTTGAGCTATAGAATAAAATATAGAAGGACTTAAAATATTTTCAGTAATATCGTCAACTCCTTGAATATTTTTACTAAATTCTACATTTAATGTTAAATTTTTATTAATATAATAACTAAGTTCTGATAAAATCTTAGTGGGCACTACCTTACGTAATGTTTCTAACGAATTATCATCTATCGTATTATTTTCTATTGTTCTTAATGATGATAAAATATCTATTATAATTGTATTATTATCATCAAATAATAATTTTTTAGGATAATGCACTTCAGCATTCCATTTGTAAAATTTATATGTCAATAATGATTTTTTATAATTATTTTCAATGCTATTTAAAAGTATATGTAATGGGATTTCAACAGAATCAAAGTTAGCTGATTTTAAAGCAATTGATGCTCTTATAGAATAATAATAATATGCTATGTAGATATATGCTTTATCACAAATATCTAAAGAATCAAAATCCTCGATTGATTCTTTAATTAATAAATCTAAAGCATTATAAAATCCTTTAAAATTATCACCATTTAAGAATTTAAGTAAAACCAAATATTCTTTATTATTAATTTCCTTTAGATTATAATATTTTCCAGATGGAATTGTAAGATAGTTTGTGTATATGATCACTTAAATTAATTATAGTTAATATTTTATTCTTAAATATTTTTATGCGAATTTTTGATGTTTTAATGCTTCTTAAAGAATATAATGCATCTAATACAAACACTACACTGGCAGCCCCGGGTGGTAAAAAAGCTAGTGGTAAAAATTATGATAATATATTAACTGGTAAATCACAACCATATAAAAATGATGAATATGTAACGAAGTATGCTAAGATTTACCCTGCATTAGCTGAAATTGTTAAAAAAATAAAAAATCAAGAAATTGATAATGATATTATGGTCACGGGTAAAGCGCTTGCAGAAATTGGACAACTATTTCAAACATATAAACCTAAAGAAACAGCTAATGGTGAATTTTCGTTACCCTTTGGCGATAATGTCCGAATAAAACAAAGAGGAAATGTTATTTTTATTGGTAAAAATAAAACTAATAACTCTGCTTTAAGTTCTCCTGTTATTACGTCTCTTCCTGTACAAGATTTAGCAATTACTAAATAATTTACATGGAAGGCAATGAAAGTATCCCGGCTACTATTTTTGATGAATTAGCAGGTGTACATAAAATTGTTAATGATAAAAATTCTGAAAATGTTACAAAAAATGTAACTTATACACCAATAGATAAAAAGCGTCTTCAGAAAGCTTCTAAAAGTTTATTTGCTAAAGTTCAAGATGAAGTGGCAATAAGTTTTAAGAAAGCTTTAAAAAATTATATTAATCTTCAATTAAAAGAAGAAACATCCATATCAATATTTGGGGGTAAAAAAGAAAAGAAAAGTAAAAAAGAGGAAAAATCGGAGGGATTTTTTAAAAAAACTTATAATGTTTATAAAAAAGTTAAGAAGGCTTATGACCTTTATAGATATTATAAAAAGGCAAAAAAGCTTTATAAAAGAGTAAAAAAGACAATAGCTTTGTTAAAAAAATATAGTGCTCGTTTTAGAAATATGATTGATAGTGTTATCACCAAAATAAAATGGGCAATAAGTTTTATAAACAAATTGGCTAACAATATAATTAATAGTATAATAAATGCATTTAAAGTTTTAATTAATAAATTTAGATCATTTAAAATAGTTATTGAAATTGAAAAAATAGCATCAAAAATTTTTTCATCTATTGCTAGATTATTGAAAACATTTTGGCGTATTTTTAACCGACTATTTTTTAAAGATAAACCATCTCCTAAAATCAGTGATAAAGAGCCAGATTCTCCAGTATTTAAAAATACATATAGCTCTGAAAATAAATTAAATTTACATTTAGAAATTAATGGTAAAAGAGAGCTATCTATTTGGAAAATTTTTAAAAGAGGATTAAAAATAACTGGAATTGCTATTGGTAAAATTATTAAAGGTGTTTTTGGTAAACTTATAAATTTTTTAATAAAGATGGCTCGTAAGTTCTTTAGTAAGTTAGCATCATTAGTAGGTTTAGATTGGCTTGCGCGCAAGATAGCCGGTTCATCAGCTTTACTTAATAATGAAGCATCGTTAACTAAAGATATAAATGATGGTATAAAGTTAATAAATGAATTATGCAATGATATTAATTTGATTATCTTTGACACTACTGATAAATTTCAAGTTCCAAAGAAAAAGACAGCAGATTCTGAAAAGGTTGAGCAATTAATGCCGTCTGATGCATTTTTAATTGAATCAAGTGATATGGGTGAGTTAAAAAAATATCTTTACAATTTTAATAAAGAAAATAAAACACCAGATATTAATTTCAAAGTTGCTAATGAACGATATATTAAATTATTGGCCTCAAACTACGAGTTAAATGGCAATGAAACTTTATCAAATAGAATAAAAGAGTTTTTATCAAAATCTGATATTAATTCTTATAAATCATTTGCTGATATTGAACAAAAAATAAATGAAATTATAATAGACTATAGTAAAGAGAAATACCAAGAAAAAAATAAAAATGTTTTTACTAGTGAAGAAATAAATCATTTTGCAGCTGGTGAGACTGATGGAACACCAATGTGGACTTCAATATGGAGAGATATTGTTAAATTTATTCAAAGAAATATTAATCAAGGAGTTTCAATTGAAACATTCAAAAATATTTGTGAAAAAACATCTGGCGATATTTTACAACCAATGGTAGAATATATAAAATTAAATCCTGATTGGCGTTTAAAAACAAATGAAGAAAAAGATGCAGAAGTTGCTGAAGGAGAAAATAAAGTTAATAATAATGAAACATATGATCATATTACTGATACATTTAAGTCTCAGGAGCGATTTAAAGATGTTTTAGATAAATCATTAAAGTATAAATTTGACGCAGTAGAAGAAATTTCAGAATATAAAATAGTAAAAACTAAAGAAAACAGATTACAAAAAGAAAAAGCTAATTTATGGAATGATATTCTTCAAATTTTATCACTTAATATTTCTACAACTTAATTCTTAAATATAAACGATGACTGAGCAAAAAATTCCAGATGAAGTTTTAGATGCATTAGTTGAGAATACTAAGACAATTGATGCTAATACTACTTTATTGACTGAAATAAATGCTTCAAAGGAAAAAAATGAAAAAAGGGAAGAAAATATTGTAGCCAAGACAAAGGTACAACCTAATTTAACAACTAATGAAAAGGCTAGATATGCTAATATTGGTAAAGAACTCTTTAAACCATTTTTTATCGCTTTAGATGATCTTATTAAAAAAGAAAAAAAGCGAAGTGAAATGACAGTTTCTGATAAAAAACAGTCTATAAAGTTTTTTGCTCAAAAAGAAGAAAAAGAAAAAGAAGATAAATCTGAAGGAAAAAGTTTTTGGTCGAAAGTTCTCGCATTATTACCGCTTATAGCCGTTATAGGTTATGCATTTAAAGATGAAATTGTCAGTTTCTTCACAAAGGCATGGAACTTCATTAAAGGACCTCTTAATACAGTATTAGAATTTTTTAATTTTGAAAGTGAAAGCTCATCTATAGGAAGTGTAATATCATCTATAAAATCCTTAATAAATGATACTTGGATATTAGTTGAACCAGCATTTACTAAATTGGGTAATTTAGCTTCTGATATTTGGAATTCTGTTAAAGGTGCATGGGATACCTTTATTTCAGGTCCTAATGGTATTATTAATTTTGGTATTAAAATTGTTAGTGGAATTAGTGATTTTGTTAAAAATTCATTTAATGTAATTAGAGATGCAATTATTTCATATATTATTGAACCAATTAAAGGTCTTATTAGTGATAGTAAAGAAGAAGCAGATGCGGAAGCTTTAGCAGCAATAGGAGATATTAAAGTTACGTCAGACCAAGCTAAAGCTGATAATAAAATTAAACAAGAGTTAATGGCAAATAAAGCTTTAACATCTGCCGCAGCATTAGATAAGTCAATTAAAGATACTGCTAAAAAAATTTATAATAATGCAGAAGAGATAGCTAAGTCTCAAGGTTTAGCAATTGATAAATCTGGAAAAATATCTCAAGATAGTATTAAAGAGCATGTCGCCAAGGAAACTATTTCTAAGTATTTGGAAGAATATGATGCTAGTTTTAAAAATATTAATGATAAGCAGAAAAAAGCAATTATTGATGCTATGACACAACATATTAATATTGATAATAATGGTAAAGCAGAGATTAATACAACTGATTTCATTAAATCTATAAAAGAGGCTGAAAGTGATGGTATTATATTTGATTCAGCAGAAATTAATTTATTACAAGAATTAACAGGGGAAGAAACATATAAAAAAATTCGTAGTTATGCTAATGATTCATTGAATAAATTATCACAAGTTAATACTGATTTACAATCAGCTAAGAATCTTGAAAATCTGTCAGAAGAAGAGAAGTTTGAATTAAGATTAAAGGCAGCTATAGAAGCTGGACAAGCTACTGAATTTAGATTTTTAGAAGGTCGTAAAATGATATTAGATTCTACTGAAGCTATTAAAAATTCATTTATTAATTATCATTTTGATGTTGAGAGAGCATATACTTCTACATGGGAAGATTTCATTAAGAAATTTATGGGTCTCTTTACTATTAGCATAGATACTGATAATCCACAAGATAATTCAGTTAACAATTATACTATTTCTCCTATCCATAAAAATTCAATTAAATCAATGTCTAATGAGTTAATTGCTTTAGCACATGATTCTGTAAAAACGATTATAGAGCAAAATAACATTCTTAATAAAATAAAAGAGATTTTATCAAAACCTCAGGATTCTTCGGAAAATAATGCGCCAAATATTATTATGACACCCCAAAATCCTCCTGCTACCAATAATAGTGCCGGCTCAATAATTAAAACTGGTAAACAACTGGTATCCAGTTTATGGTCTGCAAGTACACCATGGGCTTAAATAATTACAATGGCAACTCCAAGCTCAGATAATTTAAAAGAGATTCAAGACATATATATTAACATCCCATATAAGTGGGGCGATAATATAAAGCGCGAAAAAGAAGTTATTGATATTATTTCAGATTATCCTTGGATAGCCGATGAAATTATTTCAAGTGATACAAAAATATTACTTGATAATGAAAATTCTTCAATAGAATATAAGAAAAGAACTAATATACCATTTTGTTATGTGATTGAGCGAAAATCAGCTGCAAATGCTGGTATTGCTAATATATGGAATATGTTACACCATATGGTGACAACAGGGGAAAAAGGTTGGGATTTAGTATCAGGCTTCTTTAAAGAATTAAGTAATAAAATAGGTGAAGATAAAGATAAGAATAATTCTGAAGCTGATAAAAATAAAGAAGCATCTAAAACAGAGGCTAGCACAGACAAAAAATCATCTAATCCTACACAAAATAAAGAAGATGCGAAAAAGGAATTTACTCCTGAATCTTCTTGGTCATCAACAATATCATCATCAATATCAACAATTAAAAAGACACTTAGTGAACTTACTTCAGGTGGTAGTCTAATGGATAAAGTTTCACCCTTGATGAAGGATAATAACTTAAGAAATGACATATTGATGCCATATAAGTACATGTATATTACTAAACCAACTGGTAAAAATTATGTTTTTCCATTAACAAATGGCTCTTCTTCATTTTCAACCGTCAAAAATACATGGGGAAGTGGATCATTATTACCAGGTGGTATACAGACTTTAATAGATGGAGTTTTTGCTGCAACTGATTATGTTTCACAGCGGTCTAAACTTAATTTCTAATGTAAAAAATTTTTTTAATGGTAAAGGTGATGATACTAACTATGATAGAGAAATAGCGAAGGGATATCAATATCCGAGCGATGGTGACAGCGTAGAAGTTTCATTTTATCTTTACAACACAACAAAACTTAATGCTTGGAAATCAAATTATAAATTTTTGTTTTTATTTTATTTGAGAAATTTACCTTTGCGTATCGATGTTACATCATATATTCCACCTTTATTATATGACATAATTATTCCTGGTGTTAAACGATTACCCGTAGCGTGTGTTGACAGTATTACTGTGAGGGCTTATGGCATGACAAGAACTTTAACATGCCCTAATTTTATTAATGGTGAGGGTGATCTTATGGTGAATGTGCCTGAGGCATGGGAAGTAAATATCACATTTAAAAGCCTTATAAATTCTAGTGCCAACTTAATGTTGGCTGGTATATTTGGTGCTCTTAATGTATCTTCTGAAAAAAAGGAAGGGGAAGTGCCATCTCCAAGTGAGACTGCTGCCGGTGAACCTAAAACTGAACCCTCAAATAATAGTGAATCTAAAACTGCTTAATAACGATGGATTATACAAAAATTTTTAGAACATATAGAACTAAAGAAAATATACCATTTTATCTCTTGAATAAAAGAGTAGAATTTCCTTCTGATAAATCACTTTATATATATGATTCTACATTAATTGACACAAATACACCATGGACAATATTAAGTTACAAAATTTATAATACTATAGATTATTGGTGGGTTTTATGCTCAATTAATCCGTCCTCTATATTTTATGCAGAAGCTGGAACATATGTTTATTATATAAAGCCAGAATATATCAATTTAATTTTATCCAATATTAAGGAAAATGCCTAATAAAATATTAGCCAATGCAGGTGCAATAACTGCAAATAGTAATATAAATGCTGCAGCAACTCAACCTGAAACTATTAATAATTCTGAAATAGCCAATGCTATTCCTTCTTCTGATGCTACCTCTGTAAAAAATGTAGTTAAAACAGAAGAAGGTACTGACGATATACCTGACTTATTTTATTATGTTGCTAAATTATGTAAAATGCAATATAGAGAAGGTATTAATTTTAATGATAATATTCAACGTAAAATTGCATGTTTTTTAGTTGATAAAACTATAATGTCTGATGATGGTATAATTGATTTTATCTATGGTCAAAATATTAATAAAATTGATATTCATCAATCAATGAGTGATTATGGAACTACTGCAACAATTGAGGTTGAAGATATATCCGGTGCATTAACAATGGCATTGGAATTACAAAATAATTTTTATTGCGTAGTTGGTATTTTCGATATTATAAACCAAAGTGAAAATGATAAAGGTGTTAGACTTCAGGATGGTTATATGTATCAACCTTATATTTTTGGTATTGAAAATGCAACTGTTATTTCTCCTGAAGGAACACCTTCAAAAACATATCAAATTAAATTACGAGATATTATATCTCATACATTAAAATCTATATCTTATGGCAATTTATTATTAGAATATCCGTCATTTATTAATTCTAACAATTTTGCAGAGTTATATGATTGTTTATTAAATTATGCAGCTAAAATCATTCAGTTAAATCATAATAATAATTTCAAAATTAATACTGATATTTTTTATATTGATGATATAACTGATAACGTAAATGATATTATTAGATATATTGTTTTAGATGGTCTTCCTATCACATTAACTTGTTATGACCTCTTAAATCACATATTTAAACATGCCGCAAGAGAAGTAAAACCTCCTGAAAATTTTAACGGTGAGGCTGTCGGTAATATATTAATACCCATGACATTACATGATGAATTTGAAGATATAAGCGGTATGTATAAAACTTATTTTAAGCGTGACCAAACTAAAAATGTAACTGAAAAAATATCGTTTACAACTCCTGATGGCATGTTTTCTACATCGGGACATTATATTAAGCGAGGATTTTATGCTAAATGTATATTAAAACCGTTTGAGTTGGCATTTAATAATAAAGTTGATAATGTATTAATATATGAAAATATTAATCCTGCCCGCGACTCTGATGATAATCTGCTTCCGGAAGAAAAATTATTTTTTGCTTCTAACGGGTTAGTATTTTCTCAGATAAAAAATAATATTGAGTTACCACCTGATAATTCTGTTGTTGAAATTACATTTAAAAATCTTGCGATTTTATCCGATAATTTAAATGGTAATAATAATATACTTGTCTATTTTAAATGGATTTATGAATATTATAAAGCAGCATTTTTAAATGGTCAAGATTCTTTATTATATAAAAAATTAGAAAAAAATATTAATCCCAATATTACACCGCATTTTCATATATTAGAATCTAATTTAGAGTCAGATATTGATAATGAATTATTTGCAAGATTAAACTCTAATACTATAATTGCAAAATCACCAAATACAATATTAGAAGCTTTATATTATGTTGGTAGAGTTATAAAAACATATATCTTTATGAATAATTTATTCGGATTTGATATTAAAGGGAATATTTTTAGACATCCGGGAGAAATTATTAAAATTAATGTATCAGGTGATACTGAAGATGAATCTATAACTGGTACTATTGGTGGTTTAGAAGCCAAGTCAAATAAATTTGTTTTAGCGTACACCACATCTATCACCCATAGATTAAATGGTAGTACTATTGAGGATTTAATTTATGCTAATAAAATTTGTTCTATTAATTAAAATAAATTTTCAAATAAAGAAGAAATAGTATCAGTAAATGCATTTGTTATACGTTTTTTACATTTATCTAATATAGCAGCAGGGAGATCACCAAAATTTAATGTTTGCTTTGATGAAACAACTTCATTAGTAGCAGTTGCACTAGCATCTTCCCATACTTCATCATTTGATTGTTTAAAATCGCAAGCAATATGTTTATATGTATGTTTATGTGGTAATACACGCCCAAGCGATTTCATTGTCGTAAGAGGGTCAAGCGTGAATTGAATATAATGTTGGCCAGATTGCCCAGTTACCGGCTGACCTTCCACAACTGTTGGTGTTAAACAAGTTTGAGTCATCATACCAGTAAGGGTAATACCATTATTCCAAAAAACTGGTAATACTGGACTCATAGATGTATCCATTATTTGCTGAGGCCCTGTAAGATGGTTTACAAATAATTCACCATTAATAAATGCCCCACCTGTAACTACCATATTTTTTGCAAATTTAACAGAATTAACAAACAAAGAGTTTTCAGTATCTATATAAAATTCTGGTCCCTTTAGCACAATTACTTCACTCGCAACTTCTTTAATTACATTAGAAATAGTATTTACACATTCAGTACCAACAATATTAATCAACCCACCGCCGGCCATTAAATTAATATTACCACCTGTATTAAAGCTAAGCCCACCATTACCTGCATCTATAGACATTTTATTCATCGCCACAATAGTATAAGTACCGCCATGATGGTCTCCTGAATTATCTATTGCTTCATACTCAGTATAAGTAGACTTAGCTTCTATTACACCTTGTGTCTTAGAAGTTTCTATTGAAACCTTATCTCGGCCCGCTCCATCTTTTCTACAAGAAGGAAAAATATTAGGATTAGAACCAACTATTGTTACTTTATCATCAATAGTTTGTGTTATATCTGTTCCACTATCACCACGTACCTTCATATTAACAATTTTGTTTTTCTAATTCAATTAATTGTGGGAGTATTTCAGCAACCTTTGCTTCATACTCGTTTTTATCATAAACACTTTTTTTATCTTTGTTTTCATTTGACGGATCTGCAAATATACTAGCAATATTACCCTTTTTAATTGCAGCTAAAATACGTTCTTTAGAAGCACTTTCTGGAAGTTTTTCAATTAGTTCTAATTGTTTGCGTTTCTTTTCAATTTCATTTTTAGCAACTAATTCAGCTTTTTTAAGTTGACCAGCTGCTGAAATTTTATTCAAAACTGACGTATATTTTGAGACTTCAGTAGCAACATCAGATGCCATTGCCAATAATAAATTAGACCCATTTGTGCTTAATGGGACGTCATCACCTTCTGCAACTTCATTATCTACAGTTGTAAACGCATCTAACACCTTACTCGGGATTGATGATAATCCATTAATAATATTAAAATCAGTTTCATCTCTATCGTCATTAAATCCAGAACGAGCTGCTATAATTTCTGCTTTTAATTTATCGGCATCTTTATGTAATCGTTTATATACAATATCAGGATTACCTATCATTCTTACTCTAGAGCCGTAAGCACCTTCATTAAGCTCATTAGTAAAGTTTGAGCTATTGCCCACTGTATCACTTATATTATTACCTCTATGTACGTTTATATTATCATTTTGAATAACACTTTTAGTAATATTATCCGATACGATACGCTGGTCTCCATTAATATATGTTTCTACACTTGACTTAAAGTTATTACTATTATCCCCAAAACTTAAGACATTTTGAGTAGTTTTAACATTATTTTTATCTACACTTTGTTTAATTATTGCTCCACTAGGCATATTAAGAACCACTTAAATCTTTAATAACTTTACTCATTTCATCGCTATATGGTATTTGTCTAATAATATAGCCTATACCTTTATTATCTGGATAAATTACTAATACTTTTGTACCAATACTTAATGTACTAAAATTTCCCGCTGGTGCATTTTCAAATGTATTAATTTCAGCACCTTCAGCTTGTTGCGGATAATATGTCTGTAACCAATTTACAGCAGGACTAGTATGGGGAGAATGAATAAACTCTCCATTACCCGGTGAAGAATATAAATTAGGTGCATTATTTTCAACAGTTAAATTTTTAGCAGTTGTTCTATCCAAATATGGTATATTTTCTTCAATAGTAGAAAAACCATTTGTATCATCATAATTATACGGACCATTTGGATTAATTTCTGTTGTTATATAACATTTTTCAGCATTCATACGAATTAATGCTAAATCATTTAATGTCATATTATTAACATTAGAGCCAAATCCTCTTTCTGCTCCAAATCTAATATACCCACTTTTAGCAGGTATCCAAACACTGATGGGATTTGTTTCTTCTTTTCCCACTACATATCCTGTATAAGATTTCATTGAAGTAAATTGTCTAAACCATTTATTTGTTTAGTAGCTTTATCCATCATAAAACGCTCACGTTCTACATAACTACTTAAGCTATTTACATCAGCTAAATTATCAGCAATAGCTGAATTTAAAGCATTTCCTGCTTTAGTAATTTTTCCTGCAACTTTGTTTTCAAATTCACTTAACTTGCTACCAAGAAATTTATTAAGCATACAAGATGCTAATGTCGCAAACATATATTCACACTCCTCCTCTGACATAAACGCATCAAAATCAGAGATGCCAATATTAGTCATATCATCAATAAGATTTTCAATGGCTTCTATTAAATTTAAAATCGAGCCCAAAAATCCTAAAACATTATTAACAAGACCTGTAATTGAACCGGTAATCTGGCTTAATGCTTGATAAAGCTGTCCCTGTACAAGATTTGCTAAACGCCCTGCAATATCAGTTGCAGCAGCGAGCAAATTATTACCTATCATGTCTAATGTGTTTAACAACATGCCAGGATTGGTAAGCATCTTACCGGCACAATATGCCATTTTACCAACTTGTATAAGGTTTTGGGCGGAAGAAGTAATAGACGTTACTAGCTCGCCTATAGAGCTAACTGAGCTAGTTTCGACACCTCCTGTAATACTAAATCCAGGAATTTTAACATTAATAAACCCATTACCATGACCGGTTATCATTTTAGTCAGTGCTGAGAAAGGTGACGCCATTACCATTATTTAAACGTCTTATAAATAATTACAATATGCCTGAAAAAATTCCATTTAGCGTTGGTTTATCAGCCTTACCAACAGAGTTGCTTAATAATGGTTCTCCTACATCTAATTCAGGATGGAGTTTAAATAACGGAATTGGTGCAAATCAAGGTAACGGTCTATTTTTTAGCGGTTCTAATGTATCATTAGGTAACATTGAAAAAATAGGTAATTTTATTAAAGACGCTGAATTAAAACAAGCATATATTCCTATGACTGTATTTCAATCATTTCCTGTTAAAATGCCAGATGGTACTTATACTATGGTATCAGACCATACTAGCACCTGTGACGGTGCAGGTACTAATAAAGGAGGATTAGCTTGTAAACTTAATGCAGGTACTTGTGGTTGTCCAGATGGATTTGACATATCTATTTTAAATTCAATGCAAGGTAAAGTTCCAAATTTTAAAGTAGGAGCATCTTGCTCTTCAAAATTTGGTCAATCATATCTTCAATTCTTTTATCCAGAAGTAAAGTGGGGAGCTAAAGATTTTTGTCGTTTAAAATATAATTTATATATTTGTGCAGAATTAGTATGTCCAGTATCTGCAACTGAAGGCAAAGTAATGCGAATAAAAATGGTTGATGAAGGGCCAGTACATAAAGATGCAATCGATTTAATGGGTGCATTTTGTTTATTAACTCCATATGCAGATACATTTTCAATTTATGGTAAAATAAATGGCAAAAATCAAACTATCGATAATACTACATACCAATTTGCATTTAAAGATAATGGTTATGATTATGTAAATGGTGAAATCCCAGGTTATAATCCAGAAGCAATGATTGCTCTTAAAAATTCAGTAAAGGTTACAACTGCATTTTCAAAATATGGAGGCTCAGCTAAAGGTGGAGAGCGAGGCCAAAACGGTAATTCTATGGTTCGAGTGCGATTTTTTATCGATCCAAGTCAGCGTGAAGGAGCTGAAAAATTAGTAGGTCATCCGTTACCAGATGATTTATTTAAAACAAATTATACAGGTGAAACAGCCATATTAACACAACCAATAATGGCATCTACGGGTAATTATGATAGTAGTACAATTGCTGGTATGATTCTTAATAGTGGTTTAAAGGTATCTGAATATTGCCGCGCCAACCATTTACAATATTATAGTGCCGGCAATAAACGTACACTTTTGGCTAGCACAATAAACAATTTAAAGATTATACCATCTGATTGTGTAGACTGTTCCCTTGGTATTTGGTGGATGATGGGAGAGGCGGGATTATTAAAAAATCCAGCAGGTTCACCCCCTAATAGTACTCATTATAGACGTAATTTTACTAATGATTTAGCACCTGGATTGAGTGTAGTTGAAGTACAAGAATCACAATTACAACCAGGAGATATATTATTTTGGGATAGAAATAGAGATTCTATGAACCATGTTGCAATTTATGCTGGTCCTGGAAAATGTTTTGATTTTGGTAGTACAACACGTATTAATTCACCTCAACCGGTTAATAAGGGACTTAAAGATAGCAGAGGTGGTAAATTGCGTATATGGCGTATTGTAGCAAATTCTAATGAAACAAATGCTACAATTGCTTAATAACTTTTTACCAGAGTTTTACCTTCACCTCCAAGTTGTGCTTGCGGTGATTGGGGCTTTAAATCTGCATCAGTAGATGCTATATATGTTGATATTGGATTACCATCTGGAGTTTTTTTGCTAATTGAATTATTAAAGGGACCTTTAGTATTTTTAGATGGATCATATACTCTTAAACGACGCATTTGCTCCCAGATGCGAGCGCAATCTCCCAAATTACTAACAACCCCAACTTTAACTGCAGCAGCTACATCTTTTGCCCTAACTTCCGCATTTTTATCACCAACTGTTCCAATTTCTTTTGATAAATTATGTTTTTTAAGCTTTTCAGAAAATTCACTAAATGACAAAGACATATTACCCAACATTGTTCGATATGATATTTCAATATCTGGTACCAATTTGCTAATTATGTGTTGACGAATATTACCCCAAGTAGTATGAGAAGTATCCGTTTCTTGAATATTTCCATCTTTATCTTTATCAGGAGGTGTTGTTATACGAGCAAATACATTAGATAAAGTATTAAAATTCTTATCATCACCCATTAAACCAATAGATGCTGAAAATGGACCCAAATATTCACATGGATTTTGTAGACAATTTAATGTATCATCCGTATCAGTTGTATTTTTACCATAAACATTAATTCTAAGGTTATCAATAATAGAAATATTATTAAATTCATGCTTATATATTTCCATATATACTGGGCTATGAATGATTTTTTCTCTAAAAAACATTAATGTATCCGTATCTAATTCCGGTCCATTTGCTAAGAAAAACCCTAAAAACTCTTTCTTCGCTGTATAATCTCCATATTGAGCTGCACGATATAATAAAGCCAACTCCATATTATCCTTAATATGAGGATCCTCTAAAAGCACACATAATCGAGGGTCATTAATAATATCATTACGTGTCTTACAAGAAGCCACATAATTTAAAAATTCAGGACTGTTAGAGGTATATATAAAGGACATAATTATTCTATAATTTCAGACGTATTAATACGACGGGCATCATTCATAAGACGAGACATAATCTCTTCTCGAGATAAAAGGACTTTAGTTTGATTATTCTCAGTATTCATCTCTTGCATAGATTTGGCTCTTATTTTTGCAATAGTAATTTGATTTTCTGAGCGTTCTTTACTTAATTGAAGTTTAGCAAGAGCTTCAATTAAGCCAGTCTGCGCTCTTACTAAACTAGAAGCAGACTCAACTAGGTCATGATCATTCGGAGTGGTTTGCACTTCATCAAGTACTGCTACTAAAGCTGAGCGTGTTGTTTCCATTATATCATTTGTTTCAGATATAATTCGTTCCTTTAAATCACTATCAGGACTAATTTTAGCTAATTCGCGTTTTTGATTATTAGACTGCTTTATGATATCACTAGCATTAATACCCAAAAGCGCATTAAGATCTTCCTCCGTACTCATCATTAAAGTTCTTCCATATCACCTCCTGGATTCTCATCCATTGTTTCAATAGCGCTATCGGCGGCGGCTTCGAAGGAGTCACCACCACCCATATCTAAACCACCGCCCATATCCATGCCGCCACCTGTATCACCACCAGCTCCCGGTTCAATCCCTGCTTGTTGCATGAGTGCCACCGTCTTCCAATTAGGACCGGCATTAGTAATCTGAGCAATTTCAAATTCGTGAGCTGCCTCGAGTTTTCGCATACGATATTGTTCCAAAATATCTTCATCTGAGAGGCCCATGATATTTTTAAGTGTCCAAGTCTTAGAAATTACATCAATACCTGCAATCTTAGCATAAGCATCACCAGCAATTTGAATACCTTGAAGGCGGCGCATTTGAAAATAATTTGTAGGGGGAACAAACTCAAGCTCAAACATATGTTCCTTAAGTTTCATATCTTGATAAAGACCAGTAAACTTAAGGTGTGAAATAAATGCCTGTTTGAAAGCTTCAGCGAATTTACGTTGAATAGAAATAATAAATTCGGCAAAACGAATTTCTTCACGAAGAAGGCTAGAAGAATCGATAGTACCCTGTGACTCGGCCTCTAAACGGTTAGTCGGTACACGAAGAGCACGATAAAGAGCTTTGATGAAATAGTTAAGGTCATCGAGCTGACCAAGATTCTGGCCACCTGGAAGCTGCTGTACATCTACACCTTCATTGCCATTGCTCTTAGCAACCCAGAAAGAGTCAAGCATTGACTGCGGCTCAAATTTCTGTGTAATGTCACCAGTATTAAGATCAAATGCCTTAGACTTAAAATAACGGTCTTTAAGACGCTGGAGGTGTGCCTCTGCCTTAGCTGTAGGAAGATTACCTACATCAACTTTGAAAATTAAACGTTCAGGAGCACGAACTAAGCGATAGATAATAATAGCATCTTCGAGATATGAAAGCTGGATATAACGTTTGCGTGCTCTCTCAATATAAGGAATAACAAACTCACCAGTTGGGTCCCAATTATCAGAATGAATATAAAGTATCTGATTAGCTTGATACGGCACATGCTCCATCTTAATAATATTATTGTTATTATTGCCTTCAAATGTTACACTCTTACCGGTAAATGCGGCAATAATATCATTAAATTTATCCTTATAATGAGCTTCCATTAATTCAGTTTGAAGCTTAAGAGCACCAACAATACCCTTCTTCTTAGTCGATTCACTTGCAGAGCATACAATTAATTCAAGAAAAAGCTCGCCATCAATCAAATAATCTTCGCAATATTTCTTGCCACGCTCCTTAAGATTAAACAGATTAATGAAATAATCGAATTCATCATTTAAACGTTTTAAATGTTCATTTGGTATTTTTTTATCCAAATACTTAAATGTAATAACGCGTTTACGTTCATCTTCATTAATGAAAGAGTTGGAAATCTCTTCAATAGCATCGCCAACTTCTGGGTAAGAAGCCATCAAACGATATTCATAAATTCGATTAGCCTTGGCGGCATCAAGAGATGCATAAAGCACATTCGCAAATGGATTAAACTGTCCGCCAACCCCTGTCGCAATAGCAGAAGCATCATCCATATGTACCAACCCATGTGATATTGAATTATTTGCTAATGCTTCTTTACGTCGAATGCCAGTATTTTCAAAATCTTCCCATTTTGGATTAGAAAGAGTGGCGATACCATTACGCATAATATCACCAATATAATTTGTATTCTTTAGGTAATTTCCTAAAGCTCTTGAAAGATTTGTTTTGAATTGATTAGTTTTCATTATCTATTTTTATTTTATGCCTTTAATACAAATCCTTTACGCTTGCTTAACATATCATAATCTATGTCATTGACAACTGCTAAGTCAAAATTACCAGATATTGTTAAAGGCTTATTAAAATTAACTATAATCTGATTATCAGTATGTTTTGTAATATTTAATGGATATCCTGAAATATTATTATGTTTTTCTTCAAGACTATCAGGGAACGGATGAAGATTATTTTCGTATGTTTTAGATATTAAATCTACTCCATTTATTATATCATGTTTAGATAAAGGTATAGCTAAAACTTTGGCATTTTTTAAATTATAACCATTGATAATAATATTAGAAGCGGGTGTTAACAGCATTGACTCTGCTCTACCTTTATCAATAATATAGAAAAATTCTTTATTATTAAAGCTTTGAGAACGATATATAGATGTAATTAGTGGATGAGCAGTTGCAATTTCACGAGGATTATTATATTTTTTCCAGTTATCTCCTCTTAATACCGAATGAACTAATGGTCTAAAAATAGAAATTTCATCATAGATTCGGGTTAAAGCTTCTTCATTTGGCACGATAGATGTGCCAATGTCAGTAATAGTTTTAACACATTTATTCATTTCAGGAAATATCCATCCATCGATATTAAATGTCATTTTTCCACTAAATTTATCTTCGTCAGATGCCTTAGCTTCTGTTCTCACATCTAATGTTAAATCTCCATCCCACTCAATTTTATTTCTAAGCTCAACCCAATTAGATTCCATATTTTGCGGAACAAACCAAGAAAAAGCTAAAGCAGGCTGAAACTGAGAGGCTAATTTACCATAAATCTGATAAAGATCAGTCATATATTTTGTTAATATATTAACTTCAACTTTAAGAGTTATAGGAGTTGGCATAGGATACGTGGTATGTGTATTACTAGAAACAACCATTCTATTTTGATTTTTAGCAGTCAAACGCTCCTTTGAAAATGATATCCCATTTAAAGTAATAATAACAGCCGGTAATTCATAATTCTTAGCTTTATTAATAATATCAAGCATTACTCGTTGTTTTGTACCAAGAATATAGCCGGGTTTAATAATTTCATCAAGTTCACGCTCTCTCGATTCTTTATTAATACTATATCGCATAACAATAGCATTATCAATTATTGCTATGAATTGTTGCAATATAGTTTCAATCTCAAAATTGTACTCGTAGTTAATTGAGTTTAACACGTCTATATTTAAAGCTTAAATATAAACATGGCACAAATCAAAGATATTAATGCAACTCCAATTGTCTCTCCTGAAAATGCTAAATTTCTTGTACTTAAAAATGGAAGCATTTCTCGAGTTGAATTAGATACGATTCTTCAAAAGATTGAATCATTTAAGCCAGTTGATACCTCGGTTATTGAAACAAATTTTGCAAATAAAATTAAAGAAATTAGCACTAAATTTGAAATGATAGAAAAGGAATTGCAGCAAACTCAAAAACAGTTAGAAGAAGTAAGTGGTATTGTAAATGCCATTATCTCTAATGCTAAAGATGTAGTCACTGCTACCGAATCTACTGGTTCAATAGAAACAGCTGAAGAGGTATCTAAAGCAAAGAGCACCAAGAAATCCAAGAAGATTAACGATTAATTTCTAAGTAAAAATATAGCTGATTCTCCTAAGGTTTAAATATCTTAGGAGATTTTTTATTTTATGATTGATGACCGCGTTTTAAATTCTACAGAAAGTCCTCTTAATAAAACATTTGCGGATAAGTATTATTTTATTTTTGAATTGCCAGAAGCACTAAAAAAATTTCATTACAATAATGAGTTAAAAAATTCTACTGGCAAAAAAGCACTTCAATGGACCATCTCTAAAGCAGAAGTGCCTGATATCAATATTAAAGCAGGGGCTGCTAATTATGCAGGTGGAACTTTACATTATTCAACTCATACTAAATCTCCATATGACCCATTTAAAGTAACATTTAAAATTGATAGCAATTACTTGAATTATTCTACAATATATGAATGGATTAATTTAATTTATGGCGAAAAAGAAGGACACTTTGACGAAAATAATTTAACTGATGAATCTAATATCAGTGCTTATGCAGTTCCAGTTTCTATAGTTGGCTTGGATGAATTTAATAATCCTGTTATACAGTGGATTTTTACGTATGCATTTCCTACTAATTTAAGTGGTATATCTCTTGATTACTCGTCTACAAACGAAATTGAATTTACTGCAACCTTCGTATTCTCACAAATGCGAATACGAAATATGATATCAAGAGATATTAAAAATGTTTAAGCTATTTAAAAGCTGCATCTATTTTTACCTAAATAATTTTATATGGCAAATGTTTCTAGTTTATCCGCGCCGGGCGTTGAGCTTCGCGAATACGATAATAGTTTACGCATAACTTCTAACACAGGTACAACTGTATTTGTTCCAGGTTATGCTGCCCAAGGACCTGTAGACGAAGTAATTTCTATTTCTTCTATTAATGACTTTGAAACTATCTATGGTATTCCAACTAATGCCGCTGAGCGCTATTTTTATTATACATGTTTAGCAATTTTAAATAATTCTGGTGAAGGTAAAACACTTCTTACTTCTCGCCTTCCATATGGTGCTAATGATGGTGATAATGTAGCCAATGCTTATACTCTTCTTGCATATCCCGCCATTCCCGTTGCTAAGAATAGTGCAAATGTTAAGGGATATGATTATTATAGCCCTGCTGCTTCTATTCAGAATATTTTCTCAATGACAACTAGTCAGGACATTAATGCTAAAAGCACAATTCCTACTGTTGAAGGAGAAGTTATCATTGTTTCAGATAAAGAGGTTAATGGTGCTGTACTTAAATTTACAGAAATAAAGCCAGGTGATATTCCTGCTGTTAAAGCAGTAAAGGACGATATCGCTCTTTGCAGAAAATCAATTATTAACTGGTCTTATGGGGATATTGAAGGAGAAGCAATACTTGATATCCATTCTGAAATTCTTGAAGATAACAGTGCTATAAAGCTTTATATTACATCTCAACTTGTTAATAATGATACTATAATCGGTACAATTTCATTTGTTCTTGCTTATACAAATGCTGCTGTAATTAATGCATTTAATAAGGATGGTGTCGCAGATGTTACCTTTGAAGCTGCAAAATATGATGTAGAATTTATTAAAGTTGAAGCATATACACAGGTTTCTCGCTATGATGGTAAGCAAACTGCAGACGCAGCCGAGAATGATGATGTAACTTATATTCTCGGTGCACCAGCAACATTTAATGTATCTCTTAGTGAATACTATCAAATTATTGCAGGTGAATATTTCAAGTGGAGTGTAGAATGTAATAAGTTTGACGGTTCTGAAAATTCTTTCGGTAAAAATATACAGGAAACTCTTGGTAATGCTGCATTTATTGCTATTAATACTTCTCGCGCAATCATTAATGATTCTTATGAAGGCTACTATCTCGGTATTACAGACAATATCTTTAATGAGCCATCTGATGATTATACCTTAAACTCCATGCGTGGTGTTAAGTTTACATCATGGAATCGTGCTAAGTTAGATAATAGCAATAAGATTGATGGTATTGTAGATTCCAAAGAAACTGAAAATAATAAGTTTATTGAGATTTCTAAATCTCGTCTTGATTTCTATCTTGATTCTTCCAATAAGGGGTCTATCTCTAATATTATTCAGACATCAACTAGTAGATTTGATACCACAACTTATGATTATGATGACACGATTAATATCGGTCTCTTTAAGCTTGCTAAATCTACAGTTGGTCTTGGAGCAATGAAACTTACCTATAATACAACTGAGAAGTATAATGCATCTCTTGGTAAGTCACGCGTATTTTCAACTTCTACATCAATTACCCCACAAAATTACTTTGTAGAGTCTATTCTTGAATCTTCTAAGAATATGACAGTAATGGTAAACCCATATATCGCATCTAAGATTAAGATTGATATTAATGGCAATCTTCGTGGTAAAGTACGATTCCTCTCAACAAAACTTCTTCAAAATTATGCAAAATATGAGAAGACTTATATTGGTGGACGAGTATCTGATGTAATTGCTGCTGACCAGGACCTTTCCAAGTGTTTCAAGGTTGCTACTAATAATATTAAAAACTGGGCAACTCTCATGTCTCGAGTAGGTGCTTCTCTTAATATTATTAAGAATCTTGCTGAAAATACAACTACATACAAGGATTTTAATCTTAATGATTATCTTTATCCGTTTGCTACATATACAGTAGTTAAGAAAAATAACAAGTATATTGGTTCCACTCCTAATAAGATCATGCGAGTTCTTGAGCTTATTGCTAATGATGAGGAATACCCTGATATCGACCTTATTCTCGAAGCTGGTCTTGGTACCATTTATGCTTACTCTAACAACTCTAAAAATGTAATTTCAGAGGGTTCTTCATCTCTAATTTATCTTGAAGATGAAACTACTTTAGAAGGTGAAGGCGGTTTTAATAATAATATGTTTAATGAGGATGCTATTCTTCAAGGTATAGAAGACCTCCGTACTTCTCGCAATACTCTTACGGAAGATGCAGATAATGTAATTCAAGATTGGCTTGCAGTTCAGGATGCATTCCAAACACTTGCTAATAGCTTCCAAAACGGTGGACGTGGTGATACGTTCTATATTCCTGATGTTCTTCGCGGTATTCTTATTCGCGGTAAGGACGCTAAGGTAGAAAAACTTTATGGTTCCAGACTTACAAATAATGTTTACTCTTCAACTGAAACTGTAAACCATTCTTTCGCAACTTCCATTTATAATCCAATTAAGCATACAATTGAGAATCTCACTAGTTCTTATGCATCCATCTATGCTCAGTGGGTTAAGGTTCTTGACGGTTTTACAAATGAAAAATTCTGGGTTCCTGCTTCTGGATATATGGCAGCTCTTATGTGTGCTTCTGACCAGATTCAAGGTCCTTGGTATGCTGCAGCAGGTCTTAATCGCGGTATTATAAATGGTGTTCTTGATTGTGCTCTTAATCCAAATCAGAAACAACGCGGTGACCTTTATAAGATTTGTGTAAACTCTGTACCTAAACTTGCCAACATTGGCATTATTTGCTGGGGTATTCGTACACTCTCTAAGAAGGCTTCTGCATTCGACCAAAATACATGTCGTCGTACCTTCCTCTTTATTGAGAAGGCAATTAAGAAACTTCTTCGTTACTATCTCTTTGAGCCAAATAACTCTTATACTCAACTTGCTATCTATAACGAAATTGAGCCATACATGGAATCAATTCGCAATCAGGGTGGCATTTATTCATTCCAAGTTGTTTGTGATGCTAGCAACAATACTCCTGAGATTGTAAATAGTGGTAACCTTGCTGTTGATGTTTCAGCTGCTCCTACACGTACTGCCGAATTCATTGTACTTAATATGACAGCAAATAAGTACACAAGCGAAGTTTCTACTTCTGAATTTAACGGCTAAAAATTAAAAAACAATTTATTATTTTCACCCCGGAGGAAACTTCGGGGTTTTTCTTTAAAGATTTATATAATTCATAAAATCTCATAGTTTCTATCTAAATCAAAATTAAACTTTAAATTAATTCAGAACACATATATTATTTTTTATAAAAATATATTAATAATTTTAATAAATGTCTATAATTTTTAAAGAAGATACTCATCAATATTTTAATACTGACACTGGAGCTGAATATTTGTCAGGTACTAAATTTATTCATTTATTTGAACCTGAATTTGACAAATATAATATTGCTAAACGCGTAGCATTAAAGGAAGGAAAAACACAAGAAGAAGTTTTAGCAGAATGGGCAGAAATTTCTAAACAAGCTTGTGAATATGGAACTGCTACTCATTTATTGATGGAAAATTATATTAAATTTGGTGAGCAGGATACCAAAAATGATATTTTATATAAAACATTTCACGACTGTGTTGGTCCTTCGTTTAAAATAGCTGAAGCAGTACATTCAGAAAAATTGCTTTGGATTGATGAATTTGAAATTGCCGGTACTGCCGACCTTATTTTAGATCTTCCTAATAATGAATTTTCTATAGGCGATTTTAAAACTAATAAGAAAATTGAGTTTTTTTCAGCTTATGGTAAACGTATGTTACCTCCGATTGATCATCTTTCTCAATGTCAACATAATACATATGCTTTACAATTAAGTCTTTATGCGTTTATGTATTCTTTACTAAGCGGTAGAAAATTAAGACATTTATTTTTAATGCATTGTAATAATAGGGAAAATGGTTGGAAATATATTCCTTGTAATGCAATGATTCATGAAGTACGTTTTATGTTATATTTTTATAAAGAAAAAATTAAAGCTGCTAAATAAACATCGTTATTTTAGTTAACAATGTTCAAATATAATGAAAATTAATACTTTGCGTAAGAAAATTAGTAAAATAGCTGATGATATGGACATATTAGTCCGGAAAATTGGCTGATTTGGGTGAAGAGTTTGATGATGATGAATTTCAATCCATCCTTGGTCGATCAACTGATGAGTTTTATGACCTTGTAAGTGGTGCAAATGGATCGTTTGGAGAACTTCTCGATTGGGTAGAAAATTACGAAGAATATAAAGAAGATTCAGAAGATGAGTAATAGTTTTTACGAAGCACAAATTAATAATTTAAATTTCCGTTATAATGGTGGAAATATTATTGAAGTATCAAAAGTTAATGATAAGCACAAGATTGTGCTACATGAGATTTTGGTTTCAGAGCTTCAAACTAAAAAAGATTTCGATACTGAAATTTCTTTTTGGTATATGAAGGAAGGTGTAAATTTTTAATTTAAGAAAAATTTCTCAATTATAGGCATTAGATTACCTGATAATGTAACTAATATTGCTAAAATAACAATAATCCATAATGCAGTTTTTACGAACCAAGGTTGAGCTAATAAATTTTTCATAATATTACCATAACTTTGGTTTGTCTGATTTACAAATGGCTGTCCATTAATTTGGACAGCTTTTTCAATTTTATAAATTTGAACTATAAAATGCTGGAAATTTTCAGTTAAAGTGGAAGGTACTCGAGTTACAATAACGCGGACCGGAATTAATACATTTTCACGACCTTCAATATGTGTAATTTCTTCTTCAGTAAAATATGAATAATACGTACCTCGTATAAGAGCGTTAAGATTAACATTATCACTACGCCAATATCTAGGACCAATAATTTCAGAAATATTTCTACCCTCTAGGTCAGCAGCAGAAATACCAACTAATTGAACAAAATATGGATTAGCTTCAATAATATTTTTCTCACTGTCAATAATAACAACTCCATGCTCAGCTAAATCCCAAAAACTACGATGGTAAGATTCTGAAGTAAACATTCTAACAGATGATGTTTGAGAGGATTCTGTATTATCCATCCATTCTTTATCTGCTCTTACCGCCATGTTACACATATAAGATTATTTATCATTTTTGAGCATTTTAGCCTTAAGGTCTAAAATATATGACTTTAAATCAATTTTTAAATATGAATTAGACATCATTTTTTCTCTGACTAATTTTCTTAATTCCGGTTCAGTAAGATAATATTCAGAATTTACATCGAAAATATATGCATTATTAAGCAAATACTCACTTACTCTTTTAGCAAAATTTTTTCTCTTTATATCATAACTTCCATACCAAATATTTTTACCGTTGTGGAGATTTAAGATAAAATCGTTTAATTCGTCTTTTTTGATAACTCTGTTTACGTTTAGCAAATTCTCTTGTTTTATCATTATTCCAAATAATCCAATCTCGAAATGTACACATTTCTCGACGAAATAATTCTTCTTCCACTTGTTCAGAAGGAATAATTTTTCTTCTTCCTATATAATCAATATTAAAAAATTTATTTTTTACAAGATAATTTATACTTTTGTATATATCAAATGTATCCATATATTTTGTAACTACTGAATAATATTGATATTTGTTATTTGTATCATATAAAGTTCTATATGATTTATTAAATCGATGCTTATGTTGACAATTATCTTTATAATCCTTAGCTTTACGTAAATGTGGAAATTTTTCTTCACGCCTACGAATTTCCATTTTATCATGCGGAGGATTTTGCCAGTATTTTTTCATATATAAAATAGAAGGGTCCATTTAGGACCCTTAAAATAAGTTAGTTAAATGTTAATAATTAACCCCATTCAGTACATTGGAAATGCATGGAATCTTTCCCACTATGTCGACCAAGACTTTTCCATCCGTGATATTCCATAATGTCAATAAATGGCTTATAAACTTCTTGACTAAAACGAGCTTGTGCCCATGGAGTTTTTAAACCATTATGAGCAGCATCGAAATCTATTGCAAGTCCCCAAGAATGTATAGATTGAGAAGAGCTATTACGAGTCTTACGGAAATTGTAAGAACCATCATATATACATGCTCCCGGTACAATTTTTTCAATATCAGGACCATAATATGCAACAATATCATTAAGTGCTGCCTCAAGACGGTCGGCAACTAATTCGTGGACTCGAATGGATTTAACAGGCGTGCCATCATATTTTAATGGATAACCAGCAGGAACCTTTACACTGACTAATCTATCTTCACATCCAGCTGGACCAAATGAAGATGAACCGCGACGTATTGTAGATTGTTTAACTAATTTTGCTTTATACTTTATCTCAGTTGGTTTAAAATCTTTAACATCTACGGCAGATGTTGTTTCCTTACCGGTGATTTTATTCCAAATATTTTTAATTGTAGAAATAATACTTGGTTTAGAAATAAATGCAATAATATCTTCAAGAGTTTTAGGACCAATAATTCCGTCAGCTGTAGAGCCAACGTGATTTTGAATATTCTTTACACAAGAATACTCATCGGATATATATTTTATATTAAGTTTAGCACAAATAGCTTGTAGTGTTTTAGGTCCGATTGAACCATCAACAGTAGTGCCGACGAGCGATTGAATTGTTTTAATCTTCTCAAACATTTTTTCTATTTACTGGATGAAAATCAGAACATTAATAATAAATTTTTGAAGATATATAAATTATTAAAATTTAATAAAAATGAGAAAGAAAGTCTTTATCATAGATGGTCCTGACGGTACTGGTAAAACAACTCTTGCTAATCGTTTATCTGAAATATATAATATTCCTATTTTTCATCTTACATATTATGATGATCCGGATAAACATGCGGCTCAATTTCGTAAAGTGTATGAAATGATAAAAGAATGGATTAGTAATCCTCAAGAAGGATTTATTATTGATCGTTTTATTTTATCTGAGATAATTTATCATAATGTTTATAGGTCAAATAAATCACCTATTGCTGATACTGATTTGCTTTATGAATTTATGGAACATAGAGCAGCTACTGGTGAAATTGAGGTAATTATTGCACTTCCTGAAGATCGTTATAAATGGTATGAAAATTTCAAACAGCTCGAAAAAACTAGAGATGAAATGTATTCATCAGAAAAAATTTTACATGTTTATGACGAATATTTGAAATATTGGAAAAAATTGCGATATAATAAACATGTAATGCGTTACGATTTGTTTGAAAATATGGAAGGAACACATAAAAATAAAATAACTAATATCAATGAATAATAATATAGATACTACACAAATGTTACAAATGATGATGCAGCAGCGTCAGACTACTAAATCGCTAAGTTATTGTGAGATTTTATCTTTAATACTTGTTGCTTTGAAAGGATGCGGGTATATTGCTTGTAATTGGATTATGCCCTTTGTGCCTCTTACAGTTCCATTCATCATTTATATTATTGTTGCAACTATTGGATTTGTTAAAATTAAGTTTAATAAAAATTAATATTTTATGTATAAAATTATTGAAATTACTACACCTACTTGTAGTGTTTGTAAGATGCTTAAACCTATGATTGAAAAGGTTATGGCAGGTTTTAAAGATGTAATTTTTGAAGTTTATGATTATCAAGATTCAGAAGTACAATATTATATGAATAAATTCGCAATTAAATCTGTTCCTGCATTTTTCTTTATTGCAGAAGGTGAAATTGTTGATTCTCATTTCGGAGCTATTGGACTTCCTGAACTTAAAAAGAAAGTAGAAAATCTTAAAAATGCAGCCTAAAGATATTAGATTTGGTAGTGAAGTAATTAAGAGCCTTACAAAGGGTGTTAATATACTTGCTGAAGCAGTTGGGTCCACTCTTGGTCCGGGTGGTCGTAATGTAATTTATAAAAATCATGGTTGGCCATATGTAACAAAGGATGGTGTGACTGTTGCTCGTAATATATCCTTGCTTGATGAATTTGAAAATATTGGAGTTCAAATGGTAAAGGAAGTAGCTAATCGTACTTGTAAAGATGCAGGTGATGGTACTACAACTGGAACAATTTTGGCACAAGCTATCCTTAATGAAGGATTTAAACATATTGAACGCGGAGTGAATCCTATTGAAATTCAACGTGGTATCACTAAAGCTGTTGATATTATAATTGAATATATTAAAAATAATATATGCCAAGATATTAATGGCGATATTGAAAAAATTCACAATGTTGCCACAGTTTCTGCAAACTGGGATGAGGAAATTGGTACAGTGGTTGGCGATGCAATTGCTAAGGTGGGTTTAGATGGTGCGGTTCATATTGAAGATTCTAAAACATCAGAAACTCGTTTAGAACTTGTAGAAGGCGTGACATTTGATAGAGGATTTAATGGTACTTCACCTTATTTTATTACTAACCAAATTAAGCGTAATAGTGAAATGGATAATCCATATATTCTTCTTTATAACGGTACAATTAAATCATTTAGAAATCTTGTCCCGCTTCTCGAACAGGTTTTAAAGGCAAATGCGGAACTTGTTATTGTAGCTGATAATTATGAGCCTGATGTTTTGTCATCACTTATTGCTAATAAACAAAGTGGGAAGTTAAAGGTTGCGGCAATTAAGTCACCTCATTTTAGTGACATGCGTATCGATACTATGAAAGACCTTGCAATTATATATGGTACAACTGTTATCGATGAGCAATTTGGCACGAAAACTCTTAGCCAACTTAGTTTGAAGGACCTTGGACGTTGTAATAAAGTTATTATTGATTCAAACTCGTCATCATTTATTGGTATCAATGTTGACCGTTCAATTGTAGATGAACATGTTGCACTTATTAAAAAGCAAAGAGAATCTGAAAAAACTGATAGTACGAGAGCTCAAAATATGGGATTGCGAATTGGTCAGTTAAATGGATTTATTGCAAATATTCATATTGGAGCTTTAAGCGAAATTGAGTATGAAGAAAAATTTGATCGAGTAGATGATGCTAAGCGAGCTACGCGTGCTGCTATTGAGGAAGGTATAGTTCCAGGAGGAAGCTATTCATATATCAAAGCACTTAAGTGTGATAAATTTATTCAAATGTGTAATGATTCAAAAAATTTGGGTGCTTCAATTGGTGCCAATATTATTAAAAAAGCTTTAATGGCTCCATTTAAACGTTTGTGTCACAATGCAGGCTTAGACGACCAAGCTTCTGAATTAATTAATGAAATTTTAAATTCAAATGAGCCAGGGTATGGGTTTAATATTAAAACTGAGCAATTTGAAAATTTATGGGATGCTGGTGTAATTGATCCGTTTAAGGTCACTCGAACAGCACTTCAAAATGCCGCCTCCGTTGCCGGCTTAATGTTAACAAGTAATGTTGTTCTTGGCGATTTTCCTGAAACAAAGTCTGAACCACCGAAGCAACAAATTCCTAATCTATTTTAAAAATTAATAATGGGCAGGATATCCTGCTCATTATTTTTTATATTCATAAATATTTTCGTGGCTTTAAACAAAAAGGATTTCAAAGAAGTTATTGAATCTAAATCATTAATTTTTAACGATGATTATTTTTCATTAAAGGGCGATTATATAACTACTTCTGATGGCATAAGTTTTTATGCATATAATGCTCTAAAAGATGTAAATGATGTTAAATCTAATAATTTTAGTAATTTATTTTTATCACATAAACAAAAGAATTCTGAAATATTGCAATCACGTTATCTCAAAGATGATAATACACTTAATATAGTTACAACGTTAAGTTTTTTTGCTAAAGATTCGTCTAATAAAAATAATCCGGGTGTTTGGTTGGTTGCCGATAAATCATATGATGTTTATGAGATGGATATGACTTCTTCTAGTTTTAAATTAGTAGAAGGTATCCCGCAAAATTATAATAACTATTTGTTTAATCTTAAAGCAAAAAATGAACATGTTTGCCAAATAAGCCACACATTTGGTGAATTGGAGTATTATCTTGCATATAAAGATGGCTTTACATTCTGTGATGATGAAGATGATCCACAAACAGAATTTATATATCATTTAGATAATAATTTTTTAAAATTATATTTTTTGATTAATGAAGAATTATATATAATAAAGTGCGAAGAAAAAAATGGAATTTGGTTTTTAACTTTATCTCCTGACGATAATGATGATAATGCTTCTATTATATACATTAATGATGAAAAAGAAATTATAAATTACTTTATTGATAGTTGTTGGGTCAAATATGATAGTGGTTCTGCTATTAATACTATTGATTCTGATAAATCAACACATAATCTTGAATCACAATTCTTAATACATCATGAATATTCAGATGATAGTAATTTAATTAACTTTGTGCCATTAAAAAATTCATTAACTTATCAAGGCACAGTTACTAATGGCACTAATTTGACTATTAGCAATAATGGTAAATTTATTGAACGTCCATTAGTTGATTTTAGAAATTATACTACTATTAATAGTGGTTATAATCAAGAGCACGGCACTGAAAATATAACTTTATGTTTTACATTTAATGACCAAGTTCTTCATCTCAATGAGGGTGATGAATGTGTTTTTAGTATTGCCGAATTTGATTCAACAAAGGATATTTTTCCGCCGTTATACCCATATAAAAGTATTAATATTAACGATACGGCATTCGTACGTAATGGAGCATTTGCTTCAGATGTTCCGTATTTTGCAGATAAGTTTAAAAAATTACAAAATGAAAATACATTTGCAAATAATTACACATATTTGTGTACATGGTTATTTCAACCAGATGAAGAATCTACACCTATTTGGTTAGACCGATATTATTACCCTGACTTGCAAAATAGGCAGGATAGTTTAAGAAGTGCTAATAATAAAATTTTTGATATATCATTCGAAAATATTATTGATAAATTTTATCTTAATGATGATATAGTTAATAGCGAAAATTCAATTAAAGAATATGGAATTACTCCATATGTTAAAGCCGAGATAGAAAATTTTAAATCAGAATTAAAACAAAGGGCATATGTTGATAAAAAATCAGATATGACTATAGAACCCGGTACAACATATAAGTATTCAAGAATTTCTAAAGAAATGGTTGATGAGGTATATGATAATATTTCATCTAATCGAATAGAACAAGTAAAGGACCAATATACAAATGACATTAAATTATCTGATTTATTTGCTTTAAATGGTGAAAATTGGAGAAAAATTCCAACTGAAAAATTTAATAATACTCAAAGCATAAACTTCAACACTAATTTGTATGTTAAACCTACTTCTAAAATGGGTATCCAAATTTTCGGATGTGATTACAAATATGGATTTAATATACAAAATAGAAAAGATTTATGCCCATTTACATATTATGCAGATGCAAATTCGGTTTACATGCTTAATAATAGCTTTAAAATTTGTAATCAATTTAATTTTAAAGAAAAATATAATATTGAAATAGAATATGCGGTTATTAATGGTCCATTTGAAGATTTATATATTTTATCCACAGATTCATTATTCATTTTAGATTATGATTTACGATTAAAAAATCGCATAGAATTAGATACAATTCTCAATAATGGCAATATAAATGATAATATTAAAACTAAAATTAGTAAAAAATATATAACAGTTTATAATAAAAATTTATATGCTGCTGTAGATAATGATATTTTAAAAATAATTTTTAATCCCGAATCCAAAAATGAGCAAGATTTAATAGGTAATAATAGTGTAACTGCTCGTATATTGAATAAAACTGAGTATATTACAAATTATAATATGGTTGCGGATGAGTCATTGGTTCAAACAATTGCCGCTATTAAGAGCATTTATATACATAATGGCGACATTTATGCCTTCAATTATGATATTTTAAAAATGAGTCATGACTCCGATACAATCTATGGTATTATTAAACAAAGAAATGAATCGGATAATCCGGATTCATATAAATGGTATTATATATTCAATCAATCTGTTGGAAGAATGTATGCAACAGTTGCCGCTTCTAAATATGCAGAATTTTCATCTGATATTTCAATTGATAATATAGCAACCGGACCAGATGGATACTTTGCTCTTATTCGTGGTTTTGAATCTAATAAAAATAAATCTTTAGAAATATATGATAAATCGAAAACTAAAATTTATAATTACCCATTAACTGCATATACTAAAATAATATCATTAGACTATTATCGATATATTGATAATGCATTTGAAGAACATGATGTATTTGTTGCATTGTTATCACTTAATGGTTATATTGTAGCAGTAGAATATCAAATAGAAAGTGAAAAAATAAAAACTTATTATACTACTTTACAAAGTAATGTTTTACCATCATTTACTTCTATTATAAACTCTAATGAATTTATTACTAGATTAAATGAAAACAAATTATATTTTAATCTTAATTTACCAGATAATCTCAATACTCTTACATATATATGGGATTTAAACGAATCACAGGAGGGATGGTATAATATTAATGTAGAAATAGATATGAATGAGGCAATATATAGAATTAAAATTAATGATCTCCAGGTGGCAGATTTGAAACATAATAATTTTATACCGCATCAACATACTAATTCATCTATTTTTGATGCGACTTATTACCTTGGTACTATTGGTAAAAAATATGGAACGTCTCTTAATGAAATTTTGATGGGTAATATATTGTATGACCCATATGCTTGTATGAATTCTAAAATAGAAAATACGACACTTTATAATCGTACATTAGCATATTATGAATATCAAGCTAATCGTTTATATTTTACTACAATAAATCCATTAACACTCACAATTCCTTGTGGAGTTAGAAATGGAATTGAAGAAATAGTAAGATATTTCAAATATAATAAACCAGGTGCAGTTTCTAATAAACTTAAAATAAATATCTCTGGTATTGAGGATATTAAATTAGAATCTGAAATTGAAGCATTAAAGACAACAATTCTTGATGCAATTGCCGATGCAGATTGTCTTACAACTATTAAAGAAATAGAATTTATCTAAAGATGGACTTTGAGAAAAAATACTGGAGTAAAAAGGAGTATAAAACAGCAGCTGGAGAAAAATACACCGGTTATGTAGGTATATTTGATGGTAAAGTATATGAATATGATACTGAAAAAGAATTATTTGGATTTGATTCATACATTGCTCGCATTAATTGCTCTAAAGAAAATTTTGATAGAACTTTAAGTCATCAATTAAAATTACCATATGCCAAGAAAGATGTTACATTTGCGGCTAATGATTTTTTATATGGAAATATAGTTAAGACTGCAATTTCTCGTTTACAAGAGAATAATGACTATATTTTTAAGAACGCAATTATTAGTAATAGCATACTTCCTTATTCAGATAACTGTACTTTATTATCATCGCTTTATGATAAAAAGACAGGCATGAATAGCGGAAAATTAGGTAAATTTAATTTTGCAGCGTCTGCACTTGCTACTAAAACTAGCGATGATCCTGGTTTATATCCAGATACAAAAGAATTTTATAATTATTTTGTTAAAAATAAACTTAACAAAAAAAGTAATAAGGTGTCAGATAGCTCAATTTTTATTGATACTCCTTCAGATTTAAGAGATCAAACTTATGATTATTATTCTTCCGATTTAACTCCAAAGGAAATGTGGGCAAAACTTTATGGTAAACCTACATTTGATACCAATGGAATTGTGTCAAAGGATGAAGCATTATATTCAGGTAATACATTAGCAACAACACTTGAAAAAATAAATTACACTTATACTGGTATTCCTGGTGATTATATCATTGTTGATTCTACCTCTAAAGAATATAACACTACTGCAATTAGTTTTAAGCCGACGCCTCTTATAAATTTATTAAAAACAGACCTCATGGGTAATCGTATATATTCTAATGCAGAGATTAATCTTCAATTTAATAGTGTTGCATTTATTATAGAAAATAATCCAGCTGATTTAATTTTTAAAATTATAGATACGGTAGAAGGCGAGGAAAAAATTTATCAGAGTAATAGTACTAAATTCTATCAAATTTCAGATAGCTTATATTATACAATTTTTACATTTAATACTCCAGTTCCAATTGACCGTCCAACTATTGATATTAATATTGAATTTAATAGAGATGTAAAAATAGCATTTAATAATGGGCTAAAATATGATGCTTCGTATAGTTTAGGTACAATTGATAATATATCTAAGAATTATAAAAATATACCAAATATTAATAGAAAAGTTTCTATTTCATATATCTGGAAAACAGATGATAATTCAGAAGCAATTATCGCAAATCCAAAACTTACTTATAAACTTCTTATTGAATCTGATAAATGGAAAAATGCCAAAAACCCTCATTTAGTATATTCAACAGAGTGGGACACGGGTGTTGTACATTTTATTCCAAAAGATGGCATGCTGGCATCTGATGTTTACTCATACATGCTTAAATTACCGGCAAATGTAGCCAATAAAGAAGATTATATATATCCCAGTGTATATAAATCAATAGAATATATACAGAATGATAATCCTGATTATATTATTAGCAGCCAATATAGAGTTCAAAAATATCCAATTAATTCATATATTATTGAAGATAAAAAATTAGTCCGTTCATTTAAAACACCAGAGCAAATTTATAATGATATATATGGTGAAAATGTAGGTTTACTTCCATATGATAAAATTCCTGATGTTTCCAAAACTGCATATATTAAAACAGTAGGAACTGAAAATATTATTCATAATTTTAATGAAATCACTGCTTCTAATATAATCATTAAGAGCATTAATGAAAATATAGCTAATTTATTGGTATTTTTGCTCTTTAAACATAAATTAGTTATTTTTAAAACAACTTATGATATTAAAAATGATGAAAATAATTTTGCATTAAAGCCGCAAAATGATAAATCATTTATAATCGATTTATCACGAAATTCTAAAGATTTTATAGAAATTAAATACGTAAATCCTGATGATAATACTTCTCTTCAATTTTTAAATCTTAATGCGATTAAAGTTTATAAAAACATGATGTATCTTGTTGATAGTAAACTTGATATGATTTTAAGATACGATATTGATTATTTAGTAAGTGATATAGAAGGAGACGAAAATTCATTTAGAATTGAATCTATTAAGCTTTTAGATGTGATGCAAGGTCTTGGTGATTCAACTGATAAAATATATTTTAATAACCCTTATTCAATTGATGTTAATGATGATTATGTTTACATTGTAGATCGCAATAATAAATGCATAAAATCTTATACTCCTTCACTAAACTTTGTAAAAACATTAAAGAATGGATTTTTTGCGTCGCAAGATATACAAGCAGTCGCTATTAACCCGCATTCTTGTATTATTAATAATGTTGAAATTGGTCCAAATTCGGTTTGGATTGCAAGTGTAGTAAATTCTAGAATTTATATATCAGTTCTTGAAGATGATATAGTTAAAGCATATGGGCAGATTGAAGATATTTCATTGCTTCAAGATGAGTATAGTTGGCTTGAAGAAGTGAGAGGAATTGTATTTTCTAAAACTCACTCTAATTATTTTTATCTTAATACAAATAAACGCATTTATAAATTCCATGTTTCTAAACCCTTTTATCCATTTGCATCTCTAAGTTATTTTAAACAACGTTCAATTGTTGGTACAATGAGATGGGCTGCAATGCATTATCCCTGGCATAAAATACCTTCAATTTATGGAGTATCGGTAGATGAAGGTGATGAAAATATTAAAAATGAGGTAACTTGGGATTATCAACCGCCCGCCTCTTCTGCAGAAGTACTTGATAATAAGTGTTTTTGTCTTACTGGTGATCCTGCCTTTAATGGAGATCTTATTTTTCATTATGGTGTCCTTTATGATGATTCGATGATTAGAAATTATATTAGTGAGCATAAACATGAATTCGATAATAAGATGACCTTCTATGATATCGAGCTCGGTTCGCTTGCAAATATGATTAAGTCAGACTCAATGCTTCTTTATAAAGAGCCTGCAAGCTTTATATCTACCATATCTAATCCAAATATAAGCATTTACGACATTTATAATATTGAAAATAATATTGAAAATGATTATGTCAATTCTTTAACCTTTAATAAAATGCTTCATTCTGTTATTTTTAATTTACTAAAGATTAAAAATTCCTTAATTGGTAAATTTAAAGCGGCTACAAATATTGATAATGTAATTGTATATGATAATCTTGTTTTAGATGATTATTTTAATAATTTAAAATTGAATAATAATGAAGATTATTTTATCCATGATAATGAAAATTTATCAATCATAGTTAATAGAGTATTTGAAAATATTCATGATTTGCAAGAGAAAATTTTAAATAGGATGCAAACTGAATTTATGGCTGCTCAAACATATGTAAATAACACATCCAGATTGATTTAAGCTATTAAATAAAAATAATGCCAATCCAGGGAGAGTTACCGATTTTTAAAGAGCGCCGAATGTATGGCAGTGATGTAAATACCGGAAAGGAATCATCATATTTTATTAATGAATCCTATGCCGGTATTTTACGTTTAAGTCCAAATAACGGCGCAACTTTAGTAGAAATGGATAGTGGAATATCCATTACTGATGAAACAAAGGATTATATTAATTACGAAGATACTATATTACCATTTTTCGAAACTCAGTTTCTTAAAGTCTCTTCATCAGATGGTATTTTATTAGATTTACGCATCGGACAAGAAGGTGTGGAATATGATAACTTATATGTATTAGGAGCATTAAAAACTAAAAATATTATTAATTATATTGGTAATAAAAATGCATTTATGCTTGATAATGTTAAAATGCAAACCAAGTATAATTCTTATGCTGATATAACCGAAGGGCCTATTTTACAATATAATGAATTTGATGCCACAAATTTAAATGATGCGTATATTCTTACCAATGAGGCAGATGATGGTAAAGAAACTGATTTTGTTTTTGAAAGTGCTTCGGGTTTAATTAATAAACTTGTAAGTGATGCTCTTCTTCGTTTATCATCTTTACCCGCCGGCAGTATTCATTGGATTCCAGTTAATATTGATGAATATAATGCTTTAATGAATAAAGGAAATATTCATAATGGATCAATTGTTGGCAATAATACATTAATTCGCGATTTCCTTCTTTGTGATGGTTCTCAATATAAAATTAAAGATTTTCCGGAATTAGCTAAAATTCTTAATAAAGAAAAAATTACTCATTGGGTTTATAATAAAGAAACAAATGAGATGGAAAAGAAAATAGATGTAGAAGCAGTACCATTTGTTAACGGTGGAGATGCAGAGGGGACATTTAGAGTACCGGACCTTCGAACAATGTTTATCCAGTATGTAGTTCCTTCATTTAAAAATGCAGGAGAAAAAAATAATAAAGTTGGCGATTATGAAATAGATTCAGCTAAAAATCAAAAAATTATTATAGATAAATTAACTGATAAACACTATCATTATATTGTATTAGATAATACTATTAAAAGCAGACATAATACTAAAAATTGGACCAAAGACTCTAATAATAAGTATGAATTTCACTTCGAATCTGCAATAAGCAATAGTTGGGATGAAAAACTATTAGAATTTAATGAAAACGGGGGACGCCCACTAGCAAAGTATGGCTCTATGCGTAATGCATCTGCTTCACGTGGTAAATATGGTTCCAATATGAATCGTACTAAGGGTTGTGATACCCGCACCTGCCGTTATGACGGAAGAAGTATCGGTAGTGATGGTAAATTGATTCCATCTTATATATTACCACCCGAAGACGTAACTTCTTATTGTCACCTTGCGGGTTCTACTTGTGGTTATATTTTAAGCGGTTCTACATTACCAATGGATGAGGCTAACGGTTCCATTTCACTAAATTCTTACATTGGTTTAAGTTCTTGGAATATACCAATGGAAGCTAAAAACAATAAAATTATTTCTGAAAGGATGAATTATACAAAATCATCAAAATATGAAAAAGAAAAATCATATGTTTTATATGACGATTCAATGAAAAATATGCTGGGTTATGAGAATGCTCCAGAATTTTTTGCTTGTTTACCTTTAATAAAAATTTAATATATCATGGATATTATTAGCTTAAGAAGTGTAGGTTTATTTGAAATACCAGATTCCTTCAGAGGAATTTTGCGCATCTCTCCAAATAATGGTATTGATGATGCTAGTGAATTATTAATTTCTGGCAATCCTGTTAGTCTTAGCGATTCACAAGGAAATATGCTTCCCATCATTTTTAAAGCAAAAACATTTAAAACGGTTGTTGTTGACCGTGATGAAGTTGAAAAAAATGTTATTAATATTATTCATGAATATTCATCATTGTTTGTATCTAAATCATTAAATGTTAAATCTACACTTTATATTGAGCCAGATATTAATAAGGTTCCTCTATTATTTGTTAATGATGGAAAATCACTTGGTTATCCTATTGAGGCACCGGATGACGACCGCTATTTCAATTATAATAACATATTGAATAAACCCGAAGGTATTTCTGTAGATGATTTTATTAACTCTAGTACAAAGCCAAGTGATGACATATATAGTGAAAAAAATAATTCTGAATTTATTACAATTAATAATGAGCGAATTACTCGCTATATACGATATAAAGATGGTGATACTTATAAAACAGAATCAGTCCCGGAGCTCAATAAGCGCACATATGTTTTAGGTTCGTGTCCGGGTCATACTTATCGCCGTACAAATACAACTAATAATGTACATGATTTAAGTGATGAGCATAAGTATCCTACTGGAATTCATACTCAATTATCATTTATTTCATTAGATAATTTAGTTTGGAATAATATTGAAGCTATTACTTCAGGAATTTACCGTAGTGGCATTGGGCGATATAAAGACCTCAATCAGTTAGGTTATTTTTCTGAAGATAATAATACTCAAAATAATTTATATAAGTTTCTTTTTAATTCATCATTTGGTGGAGATGTAACAGCAAGCGATAATTATTTTAAAAAAATTCTTGATAAATCGCCAATAATGGGCGTCCCGGTTCAAAGTGGTACTATTCATTATAATGCAATTCCTCCAAAACATTATTTTTTCCATCTGGCGAGACGCTATTCAGATGATAAGCGAGCACAATTTGTTGATAATAGTCAGTCTTCTTCGGATGGAAGATTGACATACGCGGACGTTTTAAGCTCAAACATCATGAATAATATTACTCGTCAATATGTTCTTTGTGATGGTAAGCAAATGACTAAAGATTACCCCGGTATAGATTCTGAATTACTTAAAGTTAATTGGTCAGATACACATATTGCTATTTCTAAATCAACCGGTGATGAAAGCGGGACTGAAATTGTCACACCTCCTTTATTTGAATGTGACCAATTATCATTAAGATTTTTACGTGGTTTAAACTGGTTGCGCTCCGATACTAATGATACAAATCCAGCAATATTAGACAATAATGCAGTATTGGAAATGAATGATAATAGCGGAGATAAGAAAACTAAGCTTATCCCTAATGATAAAGTTTATCGTATTATTAATAAAGCGGGTGACAAAGCCAATCATCCTAAAGATATTCATAAGGTAGGTATGCACTATGTACATTATGATAATCGTCTTCAAAAACAATATAATCACACCCATTTATTATTTTCAAGTCGTAATAATGAGCTATTGAAAGATGATACTTTAGCAAATGAAAAAAATATTTTTAGAGGTTCATATTCTAGTTCCGAAGTTCCCAAAGATAAAAATAACTGGGAGAAATATATTAAAGGCGAAATAGATACCTTTAGAGGTAGTCATATATTGAAAACTTATGGTGGGTTTAAGCATCAAATGATTTCAGATTCAACTACTGATAAAATTGGTAAATTAAATGATCCTAAGGAGATGAGAATTCTTAGAGATACTCCTATCGCAGTAGAAGGTGGATCAACTGATATATTCTATTCGTTATATGCTTGTATACGATACGGTAAACGAAAGCTCGGTAAGTGCTCTAATCATAGAACATCCTGTCAAGGACCTGTATATATTCGTGATGGTAGATACCGATTAGCATGTGCACCTGAAGATGCAAATTATAATTGGCGTTTCTTAACTTCTCTACCAGTAGAAAATAAATACGGTAAAACAAATGTCATGATACCAGAATATTCAATTGTGACATATAATGGTGAGAATTCAAATAAGTTTGATAAATTTATCGACGATAGTATTGCTTCACCTCCAGCTATTAACTTTATACCATTAATGAAAATATAAAATGTCTGATAATCCTGAACAAATAAAAAAGGACCGTAATATGATAGGTAAACCAATAGGTTCAACCTACAAGGGTATATTGCGCGTATCTAATAATATAAATTTAATTGATAATAATCCCGATTTATTTTTCTCTAAAAAATATTATGCTAACGGCGATGAATGGACTGGTAATGGGATAAATTCGACGTATTCATTTTTGATGGGTGATGAATCGATCACTCGATTTAAAACCAATGACATATATACTAATTTAAAGTTACCAGTAACTGATTCGATGGGTAATTATCTCAATTTCTCACTTGGCGTAGATGGCTCAGTGGTTGGATCAGATATTAAACCCGGAAATATTCGAGTTTGTGAGGAGCAATTTAATGAAAACGATACAGTTTCATTCCCAGTTATAACCACTAATATAACTATTACAGGATTATCTCCATATAAGTCTTCTGAGAATAAAACAGAAGTGGGAGCTGATTTAAAGATTAATTCTTCATCTGAGCAAACTGCTCAACTAGTTATTAATAACCATTATCGACATGGTAGTAGCGGATTTGTTCCTAAAGGTAATAATGAGCAAATACGTACCATTTATACCACAAAACCAACTGCAAAGAAATTTGATGCATTTGTTTATAATCAGGAAAATTACAGTCTTATTAAAGATGAAAATTCAATTCGTAAAGACTGCTATGTTACACTTGAAAATTTACGAGACTATGTTTATGATAAAGTTGCAAATTATTTAAAATCAAATAATTCAGAAGTTGCAACCGGCACAATTATTTCACAATATTGTGATTTGAGTAAGTGGTTTTGTATAGATACGGGAAATAATACACCGGATGATTTTAATAATTGGCAAGGATACCGTCCTGCTATGTATTCATCAGGTAATTATGCGTATTATAATGTAATTCAAGGAAAAGCATGTAAAGCTGGAACTTACTTATATTACAATGGTGATAGTGCAGAAGCAATGACTTCAGAATTGCCACCTGATTTTAAACGTGGGTATGTTTTGTGTAACGGAGATGGTTATACAATCCAATTATATCCAAGTAATTTCCAAGGAGTTAAAAACTCACAACTTAGTTTAGATTTATTCTTTAATTTATTCTATACAATTGGTTATTATTATCATAATGATAAAAAAGGTATCGATATTAATACTAATAAGGATATAAAGCAACCTCCTGCAATTAGAGATGTAAAAAAGATAAATGGAAAGTATCGTTTTATCAATCTATTGGGTGAGTTGAAAACACCTACCAGGACAGTATATGCTAAAGCCGACCCTGATATTGTTTATGCTATAGATATGGCTTCTATTTTGGTCTTTAAAGCACTTAATGATAAGTTTGCAAGTACTAACGCTCATAATTTTAAGACAGTAGAAGATGTTTTAGATTGGTTAAAAGGTCAAAAAATACCAGATGAATATGTATTCAATGCAATTTTCCCGGAAAATAACAATTTTTATAATTATAATACAAATTCATTTGATGAAACTATCAAAATCAATATTGGTCGAGAAGTAAACAGCTTTAATAGCAAAATTCCATACTATTATGAAGAAAATGAAGAATGGAAAATAGCAGAATGTGAAATTTACAATACTGCCGAAGCATATGATATGGCTCGTTTATTTCTTGAGCGACGTGGTGAAGCTGATTGGGACGCTTACAATTTTACATTCTATGTCCCTCAACTTTATACATATACAGATCCAGATGTAAACATTGCATATAAGTATAAAAATAATCTTAAATCTAATATAAATGTAACTATTGGTCAATTTATTGGATCTAATGGCTTATTAATTGCTGATAAAGTTACACTTGCACATAAAGATGGAATTACTATAGAGACTAATAAAAATGTACATTCATTTGAATGTAATTATGTTATGTCGCAGGGATATCATCCGCATTCTCATGGTGTTGCCAAGGGTAAGTTAGCATTAAAACGAAATCATTATTATTGGTATGTAGATACAGAAAATCGCGATACTTCTAATAGCCGAGCTTATAAATTATCACCGCCAAATATTTCATCAAATAATACGATAAGTGATAATGAATACAAGAAAAATGAACATATTATTACTGCGGATTATATGACTAGCCCATGGAAACATAGTAGTAGTACTGCGCTCTCTAATGATTTGCAGACAAACTATCTTCTTCAAGAAGTACAAGAATTTGATAATAATAATAATGAATTCAATGATATCCATTTAGAACATGCCTATGATCAATTTAATGGTATGTATGGTTTAGAATATCAAAATACAACTTCTGGCAATCATTATGATTGGTATGGGCGTACTTCAGAACCAATTTGGAGTGAATCTAAAACCGATCTTAGTAACTATACTGACAAATTTACGGAAGGATATTCAGATCAAGGTTATTTTAGACCCGAATCTATCAAATTAATGCCTCTAATTAAACTTTAACTAAATATTATTTGTGAGTCAAAAAGAAATTCATTTATATGATGATAGCGTTATTAAATTAACCATCAAACAAGGCAAAGAGGCTGAACGATTTAGTGTTAATCAAACCGCTAATGGTGTTTATGGTAATTTTTCTATTGATATTTTAGATTATGATAACATATCATCTATACCTGGGTCATTTAGTACTGGTGAATTAGCATATACACGCGATACTAACCGCTTGTTTATTGGTAATTTATCAGAAGATTTGCGCAATTCTCAACAACAAACACTTGGTGGTGTCCTTAGTGGCAACAAGTATCTTGGCTATATTGATTCGCGTAAAACTGCTTCTGAAATTGCTGTTGATGAAGAGCCCGGTAAAGGTAAAGATATTGCTTCTATATTAAGTGATAATATTACTGATGGCTCACCTTCGTATAGATCTTATAATTTTGAAAATACAGATGGCTCATTAATTATAACCCCAGATAAAAAGTGGTCACGTCTTCCATATTATAATGCAACATATGATGCATATGATGGTGATTATATGTATGATTTTTATCGTAACGCACTTATTTTATTTGACCACAATATTAAAAAGAACGATGGCACTACCTATAATTCGCCAACTATTGGTGGAAAACGCAAAACTCCTCTTCAGGCACGATTTACATCAGAAGACCTAGAAAATCCTGACAAAAAATATATTCATGAATATACTAACGATATGTATGGAGATGGATATGTTTTACTTTATAATGTAATTCCTGATGGTGATACCCTTACCTTTGTAAACAAATCATTTGATAAAGATGGTCAAAGTAATAATCCTAATGATCCGGTTGCTAATTATAGCTATAACGTGATGAGAGTAAACCGTGTACCAACACAAAGTATTCTCAATTCTTTAGATAATTATTATTTTAAACAAGTAGGCGATAAAATTTCATTAAATCCCGAAGTTTTAGGCAATTCAGAATCAATTATCAATATTCAAAAATATCCTAATACAAGTCACATACTTTACAATAATGCATTAACTGGATTTATTGAGCAAAGTACTATACAACATGAAGAGTTGGTATCCGCACTAAACGGATTTGTTGGGACAGATGCCTATGATGGTAGTATTAAAGAATATATTGATAATGCTATTTCTAGTGGTGATGGAGGTAATAATGATAGCGGCAACAATAATTCTAATCCGCTAATAGATAATTTATTAGAACAAATTAATAATTTATCCGCTGAAATAGATAATTTAAAAAATAGTATTTCTACAAATAATATTGTTATCCCGGAATATGAAAGTGCAGATGAATTAACTGCTTCAGGAGTTGAATTGCAAGACCGAATAGAAAAAAACTCAAATACTGAATATAGGATTTTAAGTAATATTGAATATATACGTTCTAAAGCATCTACATCTGCAATAGTAGAAGAGGATGAAGACAATGGGGAGCAGGGTGGTGAAGTAGGTGGTGAGGAGCCAACGCCCGATGAAGTAGACGGGGTTGGTGATTATTGGTTAATAGCAACTGGCGTTAATACTACCTCTAAAAAAGTGCTTCTTAAGGTTACTCACTGG